ATGAATAGAGCAGAAGTTCAATGGCTTACTTATCAGCAAGTGATGGAAGAGCTTCACATTGGTAGTGTGAATACAGTCTACAAGATGATTAATGACGGTTTAAAGGTAACTAGCATTGGTAGACTAAAACGCATTGAACGCAAAGAGCTAGATAAGTATTTAGCCTCAAAAACAATTTAATTGCACCGTGCGGGGGCAGAATAATTTTAAGGAGGTGATTTCATGATAGCAACAGCAATCTTATGGGCAATCAAGTTTATGATTGTGTCGTTTGTTGGCAACGTGGTGGCTAAGTTAATCAAGAACCCGCGTCGGTATTTTGGAATGTGAGGTCAGTCGCATGGGAAAGCATACAAAAAAGACCTACTTTACTTTGGCGAGTAGTGGGTCAGAAAGAAATAATCAAAAATATGCTTTCCCTTATTTTAACACGAATAAGGAGAATGGAAAATGACAAATAAAGAATTATTTCAACAAGCGAAAGAATTAGATAAAAGCCGTATCTGTCTATCTATGGTTATGGACTACCTAGATACGATTAATTACGCATTTACGAATGGAGACAAATTTTCGGTGATGTACTTTTTTGCTGATCATCGTATGGATAACGTTGGTGAGAACTTGCAACAAATTATAGAAAACATGCTTCGAGTAAGCAATGCCATTTGCCCCGATGAGTTTGATTCTTCGGAGGCAGAGTGATGAAAGATTTCGCAACACTAGATAAAGCCATTGAGCTGGCCCAGCAAGGCTATGCGGTTTACCCACTGATTGAAAACACGAAGAAGCCACCTAAAGGAGTGGCAGGCTATAAAGCCGCAACCATTGACCAGGGAACCATCTTCACATGGTTTGAAAATCACCCGGCTTATAACTTAGGTTTGCGGCTAGACTTATCAGATTTATTGGTTGTTGATGTTGATATGCACGAGCCAACTAAAAACGGTCGTAATAGCCTGGTACAACTATTTAAGCAAGGACAGACCTTACCGAATAATACCTACATTGAACGGACAGCTAACGGCGGAGTGCATTACTTCTTGAAATACGCCGGCGCAAAGGTTCGCAAAATTGACGTTTGGCCCGGTATTGACTTGTTAAGTGACTTCACGGTGATCGCACCAAGTGAGATTAACGGCAAAATGTATGAACCTTTAGATGGTCGAACCTTAGCTGATATTAAGCCGGCTCCTCAATGGTTAGTCGATAAGTTGGCGGGGCAAAAAGTGAACTGGGCGTCAGAACATGCCTATGCCACACGCCAAAAGAAGTATACCGGTCGTTTGTTAGATGAAATGGTGGCCGGAACGGGCCAGGGCAATCGCAATGCTTGGTTAACTAAAATTGCTGGTCGAATGTTTGGTGTCGGTGCCGCTCCCAAGACAGTTTATAACATGCTGTCGGTGATTAATGATTCGTTCGTTGATCCGGCGCTACCAAGCAAGGAAGTTAATGTGATTTTTCAATCCATTTTAAAACGAGAGAGTAAGGGGGTTCATTAATGGGCAAAGCAATGGATTTACCAGCAGAGACCCGAGAAGCGGCCAACAATGTTATCAAAATGCAACGTGACGCTGATTGGCAGAACGATTTCAAGAAGAATTCTGACGATGGAATTAAAACACAGTCTCTTTACAATATCCGCTTAATTATGGAACATGACGAAATGTTGAAAGGGCTAGTTGTCTTTGACGAGTTCTCGGAACAAATTGTCAAAACACCACAAGCAGAAAATTCACTGTTCAAAAAAGGTTTTTGGAATGATGGTGATGACACGTTATTGAGAAGTTATATTGAGGATCATTACAACTTGTTATTCAGCAAGGAAAACATTACCGACGCGGTAGTTACAGAGGCACGCCGCAAGACAATCAATCCGGTTAAGGCTCGTATTGAAGCGGTAGAATGGGACGGCCAGCCACGTGCTGAACGTTATTTCATTGATTACTTAGGTGCCGAAGATAATCATTATACCCGCACCATCACTAAGAAATGGCTAACTGGTCTTATTGCCCGGGCCTATGTTCCCGGAGTTAAGTTTGAAATTGTTCCTATCTTAGAGGGAAGCCAAGGACTTGGCAAGAGTACGGCTGGTAAGAATCTATACCCGGATAAATTCAATGATTCGTTGAAAGGAATGGGTAAGCAGAAAGACGATTATCAACAGTTACAAGGTAGTTGGATTATTGAAGTTGCCGAGCTTTCCGCCATGAAGAAGACGGATATTGAGGGAATCAAAAATTTCATTAGTGCACAATCCGACACATACCGGAATAGTTACGGCCGCTATGCGTTACCGCACCCACGTAAATGCGTATTTATTGGCACAACTAACCAAACCGACTATTTAAAGGACGCGACCGGTGAACGGCGCTTTTATCCAATTAAATGTGGGGTCAACAAGGCCAAATTAGATGTATGGCACCCGGACGAGAATTACATGCTTCAAGTATTGGCGGAAGCCATGTACTGGTTTAGGAATGGCGAACCACTATATCTGGATCAGGCCACTATGAAAGAGGCTAAGGCGTATCAGATGGCTGCGGAAACTGTCGACCCTATGCGAGATGCCATCGAAGCGTTTTTAGCAATGGAAGTTCCCACAGATTGGGAAAATATGAGTACCGGCTTAAAACAAAGCTATGTCAGTGACTACGGCCATCATTCTAAGTGGCTAAAAGATCAAGTCAGTAATGAACGGAAACTACTCAACCAAACAACAACTCTGGAAATCATGGAAGTTGTCTTCCATAAAACAGTCGATCGTTTTTTAACCGGGCGAACAAACTCGGAAGCTAAGCGAATCAAGCTATTAATGGACAATATGGACGGCTGGGAAGCTAAAAGAATTAGAATTAATGGCAAGCAACCGCACGGATATGTCCGCGTACAATGATCGAAAACACCAAGTGTGCCACGTGGTCCGGGTAATGTTCCACGTTAGGTGGTCTTCAAAGTGTTGATATATCAACGATTGTCCACGTGTTCCACGTGTTCCACGTTAAAACAAACATTTCCAGTACAGGAGGAAAAGGAAAAATGAAAGTAATTTATCCAAGTTTAGTTGAGCAAGCTTTTGACATTTACGTTAAACAATATGGACCAGTTGTCTCAAATAGAGTTAATGAATTAAAATCGTGTATTTACAGAGCCTTGATTAAAGAAGGTGCTTTAGATCAAAATGGTGAGCCAACTCAAAAAGCAAAAGATAAAGGATTGGTTGGGAGCTTTGCCCCAAATGAAGATGGAGAATATGAGCCAGAAACTGTAAGAGACTTAAAACTCATGTACCCCATATATGCACAATTTAGTGACGATCACTTTAAGAAATCAAGTCAAGGTTGGTTAGCTGACGCCTACGTTATCCGAAACGTCTCAAGCCAAGTTTTAAATAATCCTTTAAGCGATGAAGAACAACGCAAAAATGCGTACAAGATGTTGGAACAATTAGATGATTAACATGATAGAAAGGATCTAACTATAATGAAAATTAAACTCACGGACACAGAAGAAAAACTAGATGACCAAACAATTACAGTGGCTAGTAAACCAGTTAAAGGTGATACGCTTCTCCTAGATGATGGCAGAGGTGTGGAAATTCAAAGTGTCTACCAAGCTGAGAATTTGTACGCAGACACTCCCGAATACACTGCGATTGTTGAATATATCAACGGTAAGCTTGTTAGTGAAATGACGGATCAAGATGTTGTGCACTGGTTCAATAACCCTGAATCAGGATTGTTGGGTGATGACGATGAAGAACTATAATCTAAACCGCCTAAATAAGCGGGTACAGTTTGGCACCGTCAAGTCTGTTCAGAACCTAATAAACGGCACAACCAAGCAACAATTCGTGCCACTGTTCACTGTCTGGTGTGGTGAGTATATATTGACCGTTAACAACACGATTAGCCTTACTGGTACGACTGCGACAACTAACCAGCTAATTGCGGTGCGCCATGATGAACGTATTACCACAGCACTACTAGCGTTGCTAGATGGTGTTGAGTATAAGGTTGCTGGCGTTAGTTCTGATGGCGAACTGAATGCCTATGACGTGGTCACACTAACTAAGGTCAACGGTCATGGCTAAGCCAATGAAGCAATGTGAGCACCCAGGTTGTCGGACGTTGGTTGCCTATGACACACGCTACTGTGAGAAGCACCGCAAGGCAACTAACAAGTGGCGGTATCACAAACGCATGTACGATTCTGACGAGAGCAAGTATCAACAGTTTTACAAGTCGTCAGCATGGCGCAAGTTGTCACGGCGGTTCCTTGAAAGTAATCCGGTATGCGTGCAATGTTACCAAGATGGGGTGATCCGTAAAGCCGATGTGGTCGATCATGTTATTGAAATCAAAGACGATTGGTCACGTCGCTTAGATGAAAGTAACCTACAACCATTGTGTTACCGACATCATAACCGGAAGACCAGACTGGCTAGAGAACAACGGGAGCAACCAACTAAATAACCAATGAGTGTCGTGCTGAAAGGTGCGGCGCTTTTTAGTATCTGCGGTCGCAAGTTACGACCCCAACGCACTAACTTGTTGCACTAGCTGACTCGCTAAGATGACCTGACAGGTTGTTTTTGCGCCCTAAGTTTAACTTAGGTAGGTAAACAAAAAGCCGCCCGTTAAGGCGACCAGTCACAGGACCACTCGAATGACCGTTGTCAGTATAACATATAAAAACGCCGCCAGTGCTGACGCCGCTACAATTGATCCCCACAAAATTAATTATATCACGTGAAAGCGAGAAAAAAATTTGTAGGTCGAAATTTCATACCCACAATTCAAGATTCATATTGAAAGGTGTTTCCACAGTAGTAGATCTGCGCAATACTGCGCTGAACTTTCAGCCGAGTTAACCAACCCGCATTTTGCGTCTACGTTGCCAAAATTGGCAATGGACTGCGCCGATTTTTAGGCCGAGTGAACAATTCAAGTTGGCGGCGGAATTTTGCGCCACGAGACTAATTCAAAATAGCATGACAGCCCAGAAACGTTGATATGGGGGGGCTATGGTCGACACGAAAGGAGCGGACAGCATACTTTTGTGTTTATAAAAGTCCCTTTTGAGCTTTGATTTTTTGCTGATTTTGCTGGATTGTGAAATATCCCTACTAATAATGCGAAATTTAAACAAATAGCCAGTCAGGGGGTAACGTGTAAATATATACATGTTATTAATTGCACTTTTTAGAGATATGTGCGATAATATAGGTATAATAAAAGAATTCTGGATATATGTATCAATCAGCCGCTATGGGTCTAACCCGTGGGGGCTTTTTGGTACGTAAATTTAAACGAAAGGAGTGCTCCAAATGAGCCAAAAAGTAAAAGCCTTAGCTAGTATGAAGAAACACTTAACCAATGATGAGCGTGATCAACGTAAAGACGCTGAAAAAGCGTTATTTGATTATCCGGTGCTTGATTTAACCCCGCCAGATTGGTTACATGATCGGGCCTTGACTGAATGGCAACGGGTAGCGCCTTATTTAAAGGCCAATACCCCAATTAGTGAACTTGACCGAGCCATGTTAGCCAGTTATTGCCGCGCTTATGCAACGGTACAGACTTGTGAGAATGATATTCGTAAGAACGGGCTGGTACAAACTAATCAAGAGACTGGTGTACGTAAGCCGAACCCTTACGTGGCCTTGCAGTCACAAGCGATGAAAGATTTAAAAGCCTTAGCCAATGATTTAGGCATGTCGCTATCAAGCCGGGCCCGCATGGAATTAAACAAGCAAAAAGATGAGACACCCGAAGATACTTTCGAGGCGATGTTGTCATGATTGAATATGTTGACCAAGTGTTATCGGGTCAAGTATTGGCTGGTCAAAAAATCAAATGGGCGTGTGAGCGATTTAAACGCGATTTAAGCCGTTCTAAGGACGACAGCTTCCCGTTCTACTACGACGAAGACAAAGCGGCACAGGCGGTCAAATTTATCGAATTAATGCCTAAGACTGACGGTAGCCAACTCACCATGCAACCCTTTCAAAAATGGCTTATTAGTGAGCTGTATGGCTGGCGTGAAAAAGCAACCGGTAATCGGCGCTATGATCGGGCGTTCATTAGTATGGCACGTAAGAACGGTAAGACCTATCTGGCTTCTGGTATGGCCGCTAATGGGCTTTTAAGAGAACGTCAGCCCGCCCGCAACCGACAAGTATTATTCGTCAGCAACGCCCTTAAACAAGCTAAATTAGGCTACGACATGCTTTCAAGTGGGCTACGGCAAGTCCGCAAGCAATCGAAGTACATGCGGCAACGGATTAAGGTACAGAAACAAGCCATTACTGACTTAGAAACTGATTCGCAAGCCTTGGCCCTTGCCAGTGATACCAGTACGCTTGATGGTTATGCCGGAACGACCGTTATTTTAGATGAATGGCACGAAGCTAAAGACCGCAAAGTGTACAATGTTTTAAAGTCTGGTCAAGCACAAGAAGATAACTCACTGCTGGCGGTGATTTCCACCTCGGGCCTTAACCTTAACGTTCCAATGCACGCCGAATATGACATGCTGACGGACGTTTTAAAGGGGAAAACCGAAGCTGACCGTTACTTTGTGGCAATTTGGGAACTAGACGACCGCGAAGAAGTTTACGATCAAGCTAATTGGATCAAGGCGAACCCGTTATTCAGTGAACCACACGCTAAGCAACGCATGACGGAAAAAATTCAGGCTGACGTTGACCTTGCCATTAAACAAAATAATCTCATTCCAATACTGGTTAAGAACTTCAACATGTGGTTGCAAGCCAGTGAGGACAGTTATATTTCAGCAGACGATTGGTCAGCTGGTAAATTGGCAAAGGTGCCCGACTTACATAATCGCGACGCCTATATTGGCATTGATTTATCAAAAAGTAATGACTTGACCGCGGTTAGTTGGCTCGTTCCAATTGGTAACGGTCAGTTTTATTGTGACAGTCATTCGTTTGTGGGGACTAAATACGGCCTTGATTCTAAGATTAAGCGTGATGGCATTGATTACCGGTCAATGGAGCGGGCGGGTGAGTGTAGTATTACCCGATTAGATAGCGGCATTATTGATTATGACGATCTATTTGATTTTGTACAAAAACTAGTCGGGAAATACAACTGGAAAGTGAAAGCAATCGCTTATGACCCGTATAACGCGCAAACATTAATTACAAAATTCGAAAAATTAAGCTACCCACTGTTTGAAGTGCGACAAGGCACCAAGACTTTGAATATTCCAACTCGTAATTTCCGTGATCAGCTTTACGATGACAAGATTAAACATAACGGCAATAAGATTCTCGCTTATGCGGTCAATAACGCCATCTTGAAAGTGCTAAACAATGGTTGGCAACTGGATAAAGCCCGCAATAGTAACCGGATTGACCCGATTGCGGCGTTGATTAACGCGTTTGTAGCGGGTATGGACTATTACCAAGAAAGTGAGGATCAACAGCATGCAGAAGATTACTACAAAACAGCGACTGCGGCAGATCTGTTCTGATTATGTACAAACGATCTTGTTGGTGCTTGGCTTAATCTGCTTAGTGATTGGTTTTGGTTGCTGGATCAGCTGGCAAGCGGGGTTAATATTGGCTGGTATAGCCATGATTATGCTGGCCTTGCTAATTAATTATGAAAAGCAAAGAGGTGATTAAATGAGTTTTTTTGTTAAAAGCAATACCACCAGCGGCACGCATGATCCGGTAGCCGACGCCTTGGTTAGTTTATCAAGTAACGACCCGTATACGTTTGTGAGTGCGGCGGTGTTGCGTAATAGTGACATTTACGCGGCAATTAATATTATTGCGAGCGATATTGCCAGCAATCCAATTATGTGTGATACGGCAATCTTTAACACGATGATTAATCAGACCCCTAATAGTCAGATGGACGGGTACCATTTCAAATATGCGTTGGCGGCTAACCTGTTACTAAATGGTAATAGTTTTGCCGAGATTTTGCCTAACCATACATTGAAATTGATTGCCAATAACCAATTGACGGTTGAACAAGATGACGTTTCAGGCCAGTTGTCCTACACCTATACGCCTAACGGGCAAAGAAGTCGTCAGATCGCGCCTAACAACATTTTGCACTTTAAATATTTCACCAAAGACGGTGTATCTGGAATTAGTCCACTATATGCCCTCAAAGATGAACGCCAGATTCAGTCGGCCGGCAATAAATTGCTAACCGGCTTTTTTACTGCTGGTGTGCACGGCACCACGATTATTAAAGTCCATCAATCTGATTTAGGGCCGGAAGCTAAGGGCAATATTCGTAAACAGTTTGATGAAGCCAATACGGGTGACAATGCGGTCAACACGATTGTGACTGACGATACGATGGACATTAGCAACTTATCCTTAAATACCGATGTATTAAAGCTGGTCAATTCTAATGACTGGACGACCCGACAAATTGCTAAGGCTTTTGGCTTACCACCGGAGCGCTTAGGGGTTGAAAACGATCATTCTAATCAAGAACAAAGTGGTGTGCAGTATCTACAAGGGACGTTGCAACATTACTTTGATAGCTTTACCAGCGAGCTGTCGTTCAAGTTTGGTCATGACTTTACGTTTAATACGGACAAGCTATTGAGCCTTGATCCGCAAACGCAACAAGCCCAAGCGGTGGCTGGTTTCACTGGCGGCGTTATGAGCCGTAACGAAGCTCGGGCCAAGATTGGCTTGCCACCAACTGACGATGGCAATATTTTCTTAAACTTACAAAAGAATGGAGTGACTAATTCATGAAACAAGACCGACGGTTAACGATTGACGCCGAATTGCGAGCACAAACGCCGCAGTCAGAAACACCCGAAGACGGGCCAGCTGAAAATTCAGCAGACCCGCAACCTAAAGATTCCCAAACAAGCAAGGGCAAAACAATTAGTGGTTATGCAATTGTATGGAACTCACCAAGTAAAGACTTAGGCGGCTTCACTGAGGTTGTTACCCCTAAGGCCCTTGATGGTGTCGATTTATCAAACGTTCTTATGCTTAATAACCACGACTATACCCAAGTGTTAGCCAGTGCCAAGGCGGGCACATTAACGTTAGAAACGGACGACAAGGGGCTACATTTCACCGCACAGTTGCCGAATACGTCGTTTGCTAATGATGTTTACGAAGAAGTTCAAAGTGGGAACGTGGATTCGTGTTCGTTTGGCTTTGATAGTGATGATAACACTGACGAGTGGGCTAAAGATGATGACGGCAATATCACACGCACTATTAAGCAAGTAAAGAGTTTGTTTGACGTGTCGGTGGTAGCTGTTCCCGCTTATGACGATACCAATGTACAAGTTGACACCCGTAGCTATGAAAAATTTATTAACCAAGAAAAGGAGCCTGACAACATGGCAAAACAAACAATTATTGATCCTAATGGCAATGAAAACAAAACCGGTATTCCAGCATTTGAACAATATGTACGGACACACGGGGAAACACGGGACGGTTTAAAGACTGACGGGGTCAGTGCGGTTATTCCTAAGGAACTGATTACTCCCGTCTTCCAATTAAAGCAATCCAATTACAATCTTGCCCAATATGCGACAGTCAAGCAAGTTTCTAGTGGCTCCGGGACTTATCCAATTGCTACTAGCCGACAATCTGCGGTATTGGCTACTAAGGAAGAACTAGCGGACATTGCCGACGTTAACGCGAACATGTTTACGGAAGTGCCGTTTGATGTGAAGACCCGGGCTGGTAAGATTGCCTTATCTAATGAAGTGGTGGAAGACGCCGAAGTTGATATTGTCAGCGAAGTTAAAAACCAATTACAACAATTGGTTGATAACACGGACAACACGCAGATTATGAGCTTGTTAACGGGAACCAGTTTCACCAAAGCAACGGCTGCCAATATTGATGATCTTAAAAAGATTTTCAATGTGACGTTAGATCCTGCTTTGAGCAAAATGTGGTTAGTGAACCAATCCGGGTTCAACTACCTTGATACCTTGAAAGATTCCGAGGGCCGTTACCTGTTACAACCGAACCCAACGGCACCCAGTGGCTTCACCTTGTTAGGGGCGCCAGTCGTCATGATTAGTGACAAGTTACTGGCCAACAACGTCGACGGGACGTCTCCAATGATTGTAGGGGACTTATCACAAGCGGTGGCGGTTTTCCGGCGCAACCAAGTAACCGCCCAATGGGACAAGTTTGACCAGTTTAGCCAAGGGCTTTCCGTCATTGTGCGGAACGATTATAAAGTGATTGATAAGACCGCTGCAATCAACGTGGCGTTAAAAATCACGCCTGGTAAATAATCGTACCCACTTTTGGGGACGGCTATACAAGGGGTGGCGATTCACCACCCCTATACATAAATTAAAACCAAAATAAAGGAGTGATTACATGGCTGTAACCGTTGACGATATTAAACTAAGTCTGCGAATTGATGTGACCGAAGATGACCCAATGATTAAAAGCTATTTAGACGCCGCCGAGGACTACGTTCAGATGGCCGTTAGCACAAATGAGGACGTGTCTATGTACAAACAGTACGATTTTGCCGTGTCCTTGCTGACACAATTCTGGTATCAAAACCGGGTAACCGATATGACAAAGACACCGTATCAAGTTGTAAGCATGATTCAACAATTGCGCGGTTTAGTAACCGGATAAGTTTTAAAGTTAATATGATTCATTTTAAACAATTATAGGTGAAAATATTTGTTTTAAGTGCTATAATATAGTTGCCATTGAGCAATCTACAGCATAAATTGTAGTGTTGATATTAGCCAAGACGGGGTGTAATAGCCCCGTTTTTTAATACATATATCTGGGATCGGAAAGTGTGATTCCAATGCGCCAAGATGTTAAGAAGATTTGTAATTTATTAAAGCAATATGCCAAACTAAAACGTGAATTGACGGCTTTTAATCAAGTTTCTAGTCCCTCGTTCGATGGAGTATCAAGCCATAGCAGCCGAAACGGTGCTGAAAGCCGCCTGATAAACCACGTTGATTTGTCTTACCAGTTAAAAGAAGTCGAAGACGCCCTAAATGCAATTGATGATCCACAATATCAGTTCATCTTACATGATTACATTATTAAGAAACGTTTCAGCCGCAGTGAAGCTTGTGGCCAATTATCGGTTAGTGTCAGCAAGTTTAATTATATGAAGAATGAAGCATTACACGCTTTTGCAAAATTTTACAGTGATCTAACGGTTTGAATGCCTACTATAGCCAAACTTCAACAATTTTAGTGTATAATTAATAATGTGCAGTTAAATATTTGCTGGAGTGTCCTTGTAAATGAGTTCTTTTATAAAAAAATGGTTGTTTGAAGTTACTTTAAATATTATATTGTTAATTGTTCCGGCTTATTTGATAGTTTTTAGCATATTTCAAGATGGCCCCATAGTTTTATGTTTATCTACGCCGGTACCTGTTTTTGGAATAAAATTATTAACGTTTAATTTTATGGTTTTGTCAGTGCTTGATTTTGTGCATTGGCCGTCTGATTATCATGAATCTAAAACTATAAGAAAGGTTATTTTTGTGATACACATTACTATCGCAGTCATTGCCTTGATAATAAGCGTTAGACTAATGGCTTAACAATAAAAAAACTGTTAACCAAAGTTGGCTAACAGTCACTGCCCCGCGCAAGTATTAAGTCACTGGAAACAGTGGCTTTTTTGTTATATTTTTGGCTGTCCTTTTGGCTGTCCTTTTGGCTGACTTTTAGTGAAAAGAGATGACAACCAATGACAAACTAGAGTAATAAAAAAGCTGTAATCACGGTGTTTTTGACAACCAATGATAACAGCTGATAACGAATATTGGGTATACTGGGCTCGAACCAGTAAATTACGGATTCAGAGTCCGCTGCCTTACCAATTTGGCGAATACCCAATAACAACTATTTAATAGTAACTTTTCCAGCAAATACTGTCAAGACTTTGCTGAAACTTTGTGTCTATTTTTTGCATTTTTGCTTGAATATCGTATCAGTTGGTGGCTAAACTAGTTGAATGGAAGGTGAGTGTATGTCGAAGTCAGAATTAGATCATTTATTCGATCATCTGCGACAACAATTGATCGTATGGGCGGTCACGGCCATCGGATTAGCAGTTATGCGCAGCTTTTTGTTACCGCAATTATTGACTTTCGTTTTTTGGTGTAGTGTGGCCTACTGTTTGCTCTTATTTGTTGGTTTAGTTGTTGTGACGATTTTTAGGTGGCAAAAATCTTAATTATATTTGACAAGCCGCTTATCATTCGGTAAGATAATAAATGAATTTGTGCCCGCTGGTCAAATTGGTTAAGACGTCGCCCTCTCAAGGCGGAGTTACGGGTTCGATCCCCGTGCGGGTGATAAGTCGACAAATATAGAGAAACGACAAAGCACCAAAACGCTGATATAAAGGCGTTTTGGTGCTTTTGTTTTACACTCGAAAACCACTCAAACACGATATGTTCTTCCACGATTCTTCCAAAAACGAAAAAAGTAGCCAAAATATAGCAGTTTTTGGAAGAAAAATTAACAAATGATTTTGTAATCCCTTGCGGCACAAGGACTACAGCAATCATAAAATTATCATTTTTAAAATCCTTCGTCCATTAGCTCGGTAGCCTTCTTATCTGACACGCCGTTTTCTTCTTCAATAAGATGGACGTAGGTGTTAACGGTCGTTTCTAGTTTTTGATGTCGAAGGCGATGTTGAACATAGGGAAGGGACTCATGATTTAAGATAAGAATCGAAGCGTGTGTGTGCCTCATGGCGTGTGTTGTAACTTTGTTGATCTTTAGACGGTTACAAATACGTCCTAGCTCTTCGTTTGCATTCCCATTGCCCACGATTTTTCCTAGTTTAGACCAAAATACGAGGTTCTTAGGATTCTTCATTTCGTGTAGTTCTAAATAATCTTTCTGTGTGATGCGATAGGCCCTCATAAAACGACAGTAGGCGGGTCCTATGGTTATATCTCCATCGGCCTGTCCATTTCCTTTAGTTGGACGAAAAGTCTGTCTACGTGCATCCCATTGCTGTTTAATGTGAACTATTCCATTATTCAAATCTAAATTATCCCACGTTAGGCCAGCAGCTTCCTCGAACCTGGTTCCAGTTTCTAGTTGAAACAGCATCATTAGCATAGTCATGTGGTCATAATCAGCTGTTTTAATGAGGTATTTACGCAGCTTCTTATAATCGGACAACGTCAAATACTTTTCCTCTACGGGCTTAGGAGGGCGTCCGGTGACGTGTGCCTTGTAAGCAAAGTCACGTTTTAGAATACCATCGGCTACAGCGTCCTTGATTGCGGTGTGTACTTGTTGATGAAGTTTGTGAGATGTGGCAATTCCATGACTGCGACCAAATTCATTCAGAAATTTCTGATAATCCGGCCGTTTAATTGAGCTCATAGGTTTATCCTTAAAATACGCGGAGATGTGTCGCCAATTGCCCATATACAGCTCATGAGTATGACGCGATACACCGTCAGTTTTGTATATTCTGATCCAATCAAGAAAGTAGTGCTTTAGACTCTCAGTGCTACGTGATAAGTCAGCACCTTCCAGCAGAGCATTTTTAGTTTTAGTTTCCCACTCAACAGCGTCGGTTTTGCGCTTTTCTAAATGGGTAACCGATTTATAATTACCGTCATCATCCTTATAAGAGACACGGGCTTGCCATTTACCATTATTAAGTTTGGTTACTGACATGTTTTATTCCTCCCAACTGGAAATAATAATAGGCTGACATTTCCAAACGTATGTTCTTTTATGTGCTAAAATAAAAGCACTAAAGTAGTAAAGTGCTGTTTATTTTATATATGATATGTGTAATCATATGTAAGTGGAAGAAAGGAAGTGAAGGTTATGAAGAAGGTAGTAGCATATCTTATGTTAACGTCAATGGAGTCGACATTCATTGCATTAATACTGTGGCCGCTAATTCATAGCTATATTCCCTTTGCCATTTGGATATTTTCCATTCTTGTTATTCCAATATTTATTTCTCTGGTTCCTGATCATTCTCTGGCTTTTCCTTCGATTTTAGGTTTTCGTGTGAAATTACGGTTCCAACATCCTTGATCTGAGGTTTGATATTCTTCACTTCATCAGGAACATTTTTTGTTTCTTGTTTGAGACGTTTAAGTTCGGCCTTCTTTTGTATGTGCGAGATTCGGTAATCATCCCACCAATTCAGAATGCCTTTTTTCTTCCCCTCTTTCCCAATTACTAAAGAGATTAAAGTAACAATTCCACCAAAAGTAATTACTTGATTCCCTCCAAGACTAGCTACTGTGTGAATGATGTTTATAATTGCTTGTATGTTTTCCTGACCAGTTATAAATCCTAAGGTGCCCGGACAATGAACGTCTGCTTGTAGTTCTACTTGGTGTAAATAATTAGACTGTTCGTCTTTTGCCATTTCGACAATACCTTGCCAATTTGCAAGAGTTAAATCGTCTTCTAATGTGGTGTAGACGGTTAAATGAATTTTTTTATGTTTTTGAAAAAGAGGAAATATTAAACGATCAATGTATTCCGCGTAACTTGAAATGTTAAAAATTGCTTGATGTGCAGACAAAATCCAATAAAGTTCGCCGGGGAGTGATGATCTGTGTATTGTTTTCATCCATGTAACGTTTCGCCGTTTTAGATTTTGATCGACTTTATATTGAATTCCATTGGGTCCGGAGTTTTCTTTTTTTGTTCTTAATTTTGATTTATCAGCATCGAATGGATCTCCTGTAATAACACCTATTGCAAAATAATCAGAACTTTTACCAGGCGTAAGAACAACATCTCCAATTTTCATGTTATTAATAAATTCAAAACATTGAGACGAGGCAATCGTCTGCCAATGTTTGGTTTGATGGGGATAAGAATCAATGTACATTTGATGGATATCTGGGTTTTTTAGACCATCTTTGGGGCTATCATCGGAGTGGATTGACTCGATAGTTACCTGATTATGTGCAATCGAAATGAAAGAATTTTCAATGTAGTCATCTAGATATTTTCCACCATCAGCACGAACTAACCAGTAACTTGTGTCATCTGGAATTGTTAAAATTTCAAAAGTGCCTTTATTATTCATACTTTAATCCCCGCATTAGTATATACAATATTAATTTGATTTTTGTTAAAATAAATTATTTTATTTAAAGCGAGTGACGGGAATCGGACCCGCGACTACAGCTTGGAAGGCTGTCGTTTTACCACTAAACTACACTCGCATAAGAGCCAACAATGGGTTTTGGTCGGCTCAACAGTTAATTAGAATGTACCTACAATTATTTTTGCTTAAGACGATCAACCATATCTCTTTCCATTCCTTGGATTATGCGGTCATATTCTTTCCTTGAGTAGCTATCTTTTGTAAGATAAACGAAAGCATACAGATTAATAAAAGAGGTTAAGTCATTAGTAATGTTATCTATGAGTTCGTATTTCGACATATCTTTATCCATAATCTTACCTTCTTTCTTTTAAAAGTGGGTGGCAGGGATTGAACCTACATAACAATTTCAAACGAGAGAGAAGGGCTGAAATCGTTACTCTACCATTGAATTACGCCCACGTGATGTACGTACTAAAGTAAGCGGTAGTATGGGTTATTTGTTACAATGCGAGCGGCAGGAGTCGAACCTGCATCAATATAGGATGTGAGACCTATGAGAAGTGTGCAAATAATCGTTCTACCGTTGAACTACGCTCGCATGTTAACAGAAGTTTCAATAGATGTTGTAAAAAGTTGTGTACATACCAAACAATCCCACGATGATGGCAACTATTAATTTGAGGGTTATTATAAACATGTTGTAGGGGTTGTTATGATTTGTTTGCAGAAGTGTATCCACAACTAAGTAAAGAGATAGTACTATCAATCCCCAATCTAATAGTTTTGTGATATCAATATTCATAGCTGCCTCCATAATTATTTGCTATTAACGTACAATGCGAGCGGCAGGAGTCGAACCTACATCTGTTAGTATCTAGTTAGCAATTCAAAGGAGCACCGTTCTACCGTTGAACTACGCTCGCGTGAAAGCCCGGGTAGGGCTAATAATTGTTATTTATCTGCGTCATATTTAAATTCATGAAGAAATGCGCTTGAATGAGCAAGCTGATTTCCGGCAGAATCCTGAATGATAATAGATACCACCTGTTTATCATCAGGAAATGGTTTGTCTGAGTCAACCAGAGAGTTTCCAGCATTCCAAGCTGCTCTGACAACTTCTTTTAACTGTGCGCCCTGCAAGTCTAGTGCTTCATCAGATAAAGTAAGTTTTAAAGTCTCTGATGTCTGGTCATAGTTTGCCGAGGTGATAGATCCCTTAGTAGTTGATGGAACATCACCTAAATCTTGCTGAAATTTTTCGAAGTTCTTTTGCTCGTTTTTATTTTTAGTTGATTCTACCAGTTTACTTTCACTCTGAGATTCAGATTTACTGCTTGAAGCAGACTGACTCTTAGATTCGCTTTTTACTTTTGCTGCACTGCTTTTGGACTCAGAACGGCTTTCTTTCTCCTTTTCTTTTTCAGTATTGGAACTGGCTTTCTTTGAAAAAGCCTGGCTATCAGCTTTTGGAACGGTACTGCTATCAGTTGCTTTGTTGCTACTTTCCGTATAAGGTCCTACAAGGGACGACACGGTTAAGATACTTGTGAATATTGTCAGCCCCAAGCGCACTCCTTTTTTCATACTATTGTTTTTATACAATCGATATGTAATATATCCAAAAACAATAGTTAATACTAATCCCAAAATCTTTTCACCCATAATATATACTCCTCAAGTTATATAAATTTTCCAAAATAATTCCTCCAAATTAATATTTCACCAAATAGAAATCCCCATGATTATTAAATTCTAACCCCCTAGCTTTTAATGACTTCCTATCTGGTCTATAGCAATATTAATTCTTATCGTGATTTTTCTGTGTCTGCGCGAGAAGTTCCTTATACTTATTAATTTCTGAGTTAAAACGGTCTGGTATATCTTCATTTGGGTGTAACTTTTTCCAGATGAAAATTCCAATCATTGACCAAAGGCCTGCACGAATTAAATCCTTTAGTTTGAGATGTCCCGCTGTCATGAATTTAACGAACTTATTTAAAATCCAGTACATAATAGCGATAATAATTATTAACCATGTGAGAATAATAGACATATCTTCCTCCTAGTTATAGTAATAATAATTTCTACGTTGTTTTTGTTTGATGGTCTGACCGACGTACAGTTGTGTACCAGAGTCTCCAAGACCATCTTTATATACATGAGTGATACCAGTGCTACTATCATCTAATCTATAAAGCATACCGTAATCAGTTTTCCACCCATAAGCCATCCCCTGTGAAGTTTCTATAGACGAATATGCAGAGCCAACGTATTTTTGTAAAGTTTCGACGTCTTTTTGTCCAAAAACTTTAGCAAATGATTTGAGTTCGCTTTCGTTTACTCTTTTCCTACTAGATTCTTTTGCTTCATTCTTCTCTTTTTTTGTAGCAGCCTCTTTAATATTTCTAGGTGAGCCGTCAAATAATTTATCATCCTGGAAATCCAAGTCATCAGATCCATACATAAGATAAGTAGTATCTTGTTCAGTTGGTTTTCCCATGATAGCAATGACCTGTGATTTAGTCATACCAAGCCTAACTTTGCTGAAATCATACTTTTTAGAACTAGATGATTTAGAAGAATGGCTTTGAGACATTGAGTCTGTTGATTCTTTACTTGTAGTAGAGTTGCTATTCACTGAATTATAATTATTACTCTCTGAAGAACTTTTTATGGCAGGGTCAAATATTATGCCAATTACCATAAACACAAGAGATACAAGCAGTGATAATAGTCCGTACTTAAAAGAATGTTTGGTATCTTTATTTGTTAAAAATTTTAAAGTTCCCCGTCCAATAAAATATAGAAAAGCTATGAATGAAATTAAAAATACTGTATTAATAATCGCTGTCATAATTCCTCCAAACTCATGTATATTAATCTCCGTCGAATGGTACCCCGTATTGATAGGACAGTTCTCTGTATGAATAGGGAATATGGCCATTCTCCTCAATAAAAAGCATTCCCATCAATCCAACTGAAAATTCATCAGCTTCACGTTCAAACTTAGAATGTCCATGTTTAACGGAAGTGTAGTACCCAATCAGCCCCTCGTGGAATATAACGTGTCCTAGTTCGTGACCGAGTATGAAATACTGTGTAGGCGTGTGTTTAATAGAATTATTGAGTAGTATGATAGGCTCTTGGTTGTCATAAGCATTTTTACCTAGAGGCATTGCCCCAAAATCACACCATTCCACTTGTATGTTAAGCTTTTCCGCAATTACAAACGGGTCCGCTGTGTGATAACGATTGACAATAGTTTTAACGATATCTTTTACTCTATCCATAAGTAAAACTCCTAATCATGCTTGTGGCGTTTCCAGAATATTGTTGCCATAGCCACACGCACTTGTTGTTTTTCTTCTTCAGTAAGATCTTCACCCCCATAGGTCATTGAGCCTTCATTCGCTTCAAGAAAATCCTTCAGGTCAATGGTATCTTTCTTGGTTGCCCATTTGGGGGTCTTGTTATTACCTAAAAGATAGTCCGTGGTTACACCATAAATATCTGAAATTTTTGTCAACATTTGAAGATCAGGTTCACGTGTACCATATTCATAATTTGCGTAGGTTCCGAGGTTGGATATGCCAAGCTTTTTTGCAACATAAGTTTTAGTCCATCCTTTTTGTTCACGTAAATTAGTAAGCTTATTGCTTAATTCAGACATTTATTTCACCTCTTTGAGTAGATTATATAATAGTTAAACATAATATTTAGGAAAATAAACAAAAAGTGTAGAAAAGGTGTTGACTTACACTAAATGTGTAGTATTATAAAGACTGTAAGTTAAACATAAAGTGTAACGAGGTGATATTAATGAATGTTCCAGTTGTAAAAAAAGACGCTAATTTAGTTCTCAGAGATATTCGGAAGAAGAAACATTTAACTCTCGCAGAATTAGGGAATTCCATGAATTTGCGTTCAGGACAGGCTTTGGCAAACATTGAATATGGGACTAACAAATTGACTTTGGAAAAAGCTTTTTTAGCAGCTAACGCTTTAGGAGTTAGTGTTAACGTTTTTTTACAAGCAAAAGTTAAACGATATGAATAGTATTGGGGATGCCAAAATGAAGCCAATAACAAGAGATGTTTTAATCAATGCATTAGCAAAGGTTAAGCCAGAAACACCAAGAGTAATGTTTGAGGCACTAAGCGATAAAGCACTAGATGCTGAATTTCGAGCAGTAACGGCCGAGTATAACGAGCAAGCTAGCCAACTTATGTCAATTTCATATTAGGAGGTGCGAACATGTCAGATACGATATTGATTCGGCATGAGGCTCCAAAGGGCTTCCAATTCATTAGCGAAGAAGAATATGAGAGGTTCCAAGCATGGCAGCAAGCACAGCGTGGTATTTGTACTTGGAAGCTTAAAGATTTGGCCAGGTATAAATACGGAACTAAATCAACCGAACGAGCCTCACGATATTTAACCAAGCATCGCCATGATTTGGATATTGAACAGGGTGGATTTATTGATTATGTGAATACCCATAACGGCTGGCAGATTCCAGCAGCTGAGATGATGGGTTACTTATTAGATCATCCCGATTAATTTAAATTATAGGTGAATTACGTGGAAAGGCGATATAAAGCCCTTTCCAAAATACAGAGGTGTAGGTATGAAGAACAAGTTTGCAGAGCAATTGTCATTGGCATTAGGTAAAAATAAAACACTAACACAGCAGCAGATTGCAGATAGGACGCATGTTTCTCCCGGACAATTGTCTCGGTTGAAGAGTGGATCAAGAAGCACTGATTCACAAATAAGGAAGTCGTTAGCAAATGTAATTAACGATTTTTGGCTTAATTATTCTGGTGCTCGTGAGAATTTCGGAGTGCTGTCATTCCAGAATGACAGGCGTCTAAAGGGTGATATGTTCTCAGCCCTAATGCGTCAGAAGAAAGAGCAGCAAGAACGAGAGGCAATGGAAGCCAAGTTTGAGAACGCTATTGCGATTAATCCAAACGATCGGACACCAGCGCAGCAACTAGTTATTGAACGTTATCCACGTGAATACGCAGAAGAGATTAGCGCCGAGATAACCGATTTGGCTAAGAAGGCTGAGTATGCCGGTATTCCAATGGATAAATTGCAGGAAGTAATCGATAAAGTCAATCAAGAAAATGGCTAGGAGGAAATAGCAATGATTGAAGGAGCAATAGTAGGCTGCGCATTAACAGTGCTGTGGTTTAAACGTCATGAAGTTGCTGGCTGGTTTGGAGTTTAAGGAGATGAAGACGATGAAATTCACGTTCAGGATTGGAAACGTGCTTTACAAGCAAATCACAATTGAAGAATTGAATAATGTTTTTGGCACATTTAAGGAGGTCGAACGAATTGGAAGTACGCAAAGTATCGCTAAAGCCCAAATTTGAGTACGAAAAAAGCTGCTCGAGTATTGGGAGTACCCGTGCAGCTAAGACGCTTACTAATTTTATTTTCGAGTTCTATTGTACTCCGAAACAGTCACTAAGACAACGTTTGACACGGAGGTGGACCAAATGAACGGCTACGATAGTTGGCTAATTGACCAAGAAGAAGCTATGGAAGGCTGGCGTGATGATGAACCTACTGAGGAAGAGCTGATTGAAAGTGGCGTCATTGCTGATGAGGAGGACGATGAGAATGATTAAAGAAGAAACTGCGGGCATGACGCTCGATGAAATGGAAGCCAAGCTTGAGCAGGCTACCCGAGATAAGAAGGCTTTTAAAAAGGCCATGCTACAACCGCAAATGGAAGTTGATAAGTATCGAAAGGCCATCAAGACGGTAGATGATCAAATTGACCAACTACAAGAATTACAGCGAATGGCAATGGGTGATCAAGAACAAGTTGATACTGAGTTCTTTCGCTTCAAAATGGGCACCGTTAACCCTAGTACGTCTCGTAACTGGAACCTTGAACGAGATAAAGATGCAACACCAAAAGAGCTTACAGCGGTCTTTGAGCGTTTTGACGATACCTTGATTAAGACGTCCCGAAGCGTGAATGAGACCGAAATCAAAAATCGGCTAGCAAGTGGCGAGTTCTATGTAACCCCTGATGGGAAGATCATGGACTCAAACCTTAAGGCTCTGCCAGGATACTCCGGGTCACTCAAGAAGCCCAAAATTTCCGTAAAAGCTAAGGAGGACTAAGGATGAATGAGAAGCTTAATCTGATGCAGAAACTTAATGAGGCTGCTAAGTCAATTGGCGCGGTTCATAAAGACGGTAAGAATAGTTTCCAGAACTATGAATTTCAATCCGAAGGAGCTATCAAAGCTGCGGTTGAGCACGCAATCCAAGGTGTTGGAATTCGAATTATCCCGAACTACGAGATTATCAATCAATATGATAAAGCCAGCAAGAAGGGCGGTTCAAACCACTTTGTTGACGTCATGGGGACGTTCTTAATCACAGACGGTTCAGAGTCACAGACAGGTTCAATGCCCGGAAGTGGCCAAGATAGCGGTGAGAAAGCGATGGCTAAAGCTTGTACGAGTGCTCAGAAGTACTTCTACAAACAGCTGTTTAACATCACTGACCAGGAAGAAGATCCAGATACAACTGACAGCAATGCAACTGATGGTGAGCCGCTTATTAATAGCCAGCAAAAGGACCGCCTAGACAGACTGTTTGAAGCTCTGGCGGGTGTTACAAACAAGGATAAGGAATTTGTTGCTAAAGCTTACTTCAAGAAGGTTGGCAGCGTTGATAAGCTGACACACAGTAGTGCTAACACGTTAATTGAGTTGGTTACTAATAAATTAGATTCGTACGTTGACAAGGAGGACCAATCAGCATGAGACAAATCACTATTTCGGGAAACTTAGGTAAGGACCCCGAAGTGCGACAAACGCAAAGCGGTATGCAAGTTGCTAACTTTAGTTTAGCAGTAAGACAGAATCGCCCAGATGATCAAGGCAACTATGGCACTGACTGGTTTCGTTGTGCGGTCTGGGGTAAGCGGGCTGGAACGATTGAGCGATATTTCCATAAAGGAAATCACGTTCTGGTAACAGGTACGTTTGAAGTTGATGAATACAACGGCCAAACGCAGTTGGGAGTCAACGTTACAGACTTTGACCTGCCAGAACGAATGAGTAATCAGGGCCAGCAGCAGCAACCGTCACACAAGCAAGCGACACCAAGTGCTAGTGACCAAATCACTATCAGTGACGACGATCTACCATTTTAATCAACTAACATTCGAATTGGCTTGAACAGCAGTGACTGAATCCACCGAACGGGTGAAAGGCCCATTAATAAGGACAGGAGGTGCGAGATGGCCCGTCCAGTAAAAGAGGGATTGGATTACTTCCCATTAGACGTTGATTTTGCTGTAAACGACAAGACAGAAGCCATTATGGGCGAGTTTGGACCGAAAGGTGTTCTGTTTATGATTTATCTGCTGTCTGCGGTGTACCAAAATGGATACTACTTGCAGTGGAATAAATTGAAACAGATGCAGTTAGCTAATCGAATTGAAGGCGTATCACCTGAATTAGCTAATCAAATCGTTAACCGCTTGATTGCTTATGGAACCTTTAGCGAGGAACTGTTCAATTCGGCTAAGGTATCAACGAGCCAGCGTATCCAAGAGACCTATGAAGATGCTACTAAACGTCGCAAATCACAGAAACCAACTAAGTATTGGATAAATGCAGACATTAATAACGATACAAGCGTAGTTAATGTCGACATTAACTCACAAAGTAAAGTAAATAAAAGTAAATCAAATAAAAGTAAAGTAAATAATTATGATGATGACGTGGGTGTCACACGCGAGCAGGTCATTAACGACTGGACCAACCTGTGGGGATTTCCGAACGGGGTTGCTCGTCCTGAAATTGATGAATGGCTGGAAGAGTTCAAGCCTGAGGTGATTGCCTATGCAATTTGGGTTGCTGGAGAACATCAGATTAGATCTAATGCATGTTTGAAATACGTTCGTGCAATTGTTGCGGGCTGGAAGAAACGAAATATTACGACGTTAGAGCAGGCTAAAAAGGCTGCTGCTAATCATGACGACCGCATTAAGAGCGAAAGAAAACCTAGTGGCTATTCAAAACCACGCCGTAAAGAAGTTACGCCAAAGTGGATGCAAAAAGGCGCTTCTCAGGCGGATTCTAAGTCAAACTCAAGCGATGACCAGCAGGACGATATGAGCGACGAGGCGTTCCTAGCGTTCATGAACAGTCAGGAGGAAGCTAAATGAATTGGGGTAATCAATTAGTCGAGTTAGCCGCTAACCATGCCTATGAACCGGCCGCATTGCACTGGACTAAGCAGCGTATGAAGCGGCATTTAAAGGCCGGCGGCAGCGCGCAAGATGAAGTGTGCGCTCATGAGTACAAGCTATTTGCACTCGAGGTTTTAATTATTGAATATCAGCGGGATGGATTAAATTTTGATTTGACCCAATGTTGGGGTAAACCAGCCGAGTATTTTATTGATCTAGAGCAAGCTAGACAAGGATTGCAAACGGAGGTGAGCGCATGAATGAATTGATTAAAATCACTGAAAAAGATGGGCGGCAGTTGGTGTCTGCCCGGGATCTATATAAAGGACTTCAAATTGCACAACGCTTTAGTCGTTGGGTCGAAAATAATTTTTCTTTGTTTGATGAAGGGGTCGATTTTGACAAGTGTACCTCAAGTACGGTTGTCAACAATGGGGCCGTGCGGGAAATTGACGATTATGTTATTACGCTTGACATGGCTAAGCAATTAGCAATGATGGTTAGAAACCAAAATGGTAGCCGTTATCGTAACTATTTCCTAGCTGTTGAAAGACGATGGAACAGCCCTATGGAGGTTGTCAAGCGCGGATATGGGTTTCTGATGAGGGAAAACGAGCAGCTGAAACTGGAGAATGAACAGTTGCAAGGGCCAGCTAGATTAGGCCAAGCAGTTTCAGGCTCAGACGATTCTATCAGCGTTGGTAATTTTGCTAAGGTATTACGCCAGCACGGTATTAAGACTGGTCAAAACCGCTTGTTCGATTGGCTAAGAACTCATGGCTACCTAATAGCGATGGGGAAACGTTACAACTCACCGACCCAACGAGCGATGGAGCTGGGAATCATGGAAGTGAGAGAAACCGTGATCACCACTAACCATGGTTCAAAGACACGCTTTACGCCCCTAATTACGGGCAAGGGGCAGCAGTATTTTGCTAATAAATTTTTGAAATCGAAGTCAATGGTCAAAGAGGGGTGAGCGCATGACTGAAACACAGGTGCTAGTAATTAACGCTGATCTACCCGATATCGATCACCCACTAGCAATGGGGCCCGAACCGGAAATGTTTAAGCTCGCGCAACATAACTACAAATCTGGTGAATGGCCGTTCCCGGTTAGACTGGTTAAGCCTGGGACTAAAGTACGCAGTGATGAAGCTTACTTAGCTAGTATGTTACCAGATTCCCAAGCTGAGGAACGTGAGCAAATTAGAGATATTCGCCGTGCTTATCGTGATGGTAACCATACGATAAGGGCGTTGACCGATGAGACTGGCTATATTAGTCAGCGGGTTAGCTATCTAGTGCACAAGTACAGTTTGCCGTTGCGGAACGGCTACTGGCGTGCTGAAAAGTACGACAATCCCAACGAAATTATTACTGGACAAACAGTTGATTTGCTAGGTGATAAGATCGACGCCCCAGCTAGATCGATAAGGCAAGCAAGCTACTCAAATGGCATTGTCTGTGGCTACTACATTAGCCGGGTGCCGAAAGCATGAACAAAGTCGTGATTAAGGGCGAGCTGCCTAGCCTAAATGAGTACATCAAGGCTGAACGGGCCAACAGATACGCCGCAGCTAACCTAAAGAAGCGGTACACGGCCTTATGCAGTGTATATGCGCGAGCTAGTCGAAATTCTGGAGTCGAATTCAGCTGGCCTTGCAAGCTTAAATTTACGTGGTACACGAAGAACAACCGGAAAGATGCGGATAATATCGCGTTTGCTAAAAAGTTTGTGCTAGACGGCTTTATGAAGGCTGGGATTTTAGGCAACGATAATCGAAAACACATCACAGGATTCCAGGACGAATTTGCCGTTGATAAACGAAATCCTAGAGTAGAAATAGATGAAATTACGGAGGACGAATAAACATGATTGATATGAAAATTGGACAGTATCATCTGACTAGTGACAAATACGAAGTTAAGGTTAACAGGATGTCATTAGACAGTCAGGGCCACCCAGTAACTAGCTATGATGATAAGTCTGGCATCAATCGCCTAGTAGAAGCACCCCTAGCGCATTGTAAGAATGTCGAGGACGCATTGCACTGGCTTCGTGGGTATTTAATCCGGACCGGTAGTGAACGTATTACAACAGTGGATCAGTTAGCCAGAGAGAGTCGTAAAATTGAGCGGCAATTTGACACGTACATTAAAGAGCGTGTACCGGAAGGACTGTGAGTTATGCCTAAACACACTAAGAAGCGTTCAACGATTAAACGGAAGCACCGGCGAATGAAGCAACATGCCGAAGCAAATAAAAAGCCACCAATTAAGGCGGCTAGTCATTAGGACCGCTCGAATGACCGTTGCCAGTATAACATATAAAAAGCGCCGCCATCACTGACGCCGCTACGATTGATTCCTACAAAATTAATTATAGCATACGAAAGCGGAGGGGCGCATGATGGGCGAACAGCAAGTTATTTCAGATGAAATTTTTCCACCAATTGACCAAGAGAAAACAATTAAACAGGTGCGGCGGTTCCTGGATAAGAAGTTACCGCAAGCAGTTCGGGCGTCCGGCCATTCGGTCGCTGATTTAAAATCGCCTAGTATGGATGGCATGCCTAAGTCGGCCCCAGCTGGTAATTCGGCCGAGGATCGGATTACACGCCGCCTATATGCCGAACAGATTGTCCGACAGACTATTCAGGCCATGGCTCGCTGTGATCATGAGTGCCAGGAGATATTAGATCGGCTATATTTGCAAGGCTACAGCGACACGATGTGCTACATGGATATTGGCTACAGCAAGACGCAGTATTTTGACCGTTGGAAGCCGTTGGCAATGCTACAGTTTGCACAGAGCTATTACCTAGAAGACCTGAATATTTATCAAAACCGAACTCAAACCGGACTTTAACCGAACTTTTTCCGAACTCAAGCCGGACTTCATAGCAATAAATTGGTGGTAAATTAGTAGTATCGATAATTGGTTAGGGTGACAAATAAACGTTTTTCTGATAGCTCTAATTGATTATTATTGTGGCCTTAGCTCAGTTGGTAGAGCGCCTGACTGTTAATCAGGTTGTCGCTGGTTCGAGTCCAGTAGGCTACGTTGATATTAAGGAAGGAAGATGAAATGATGGACTTAAAGAATGTGACAACTAAGGAGCTTTCGAAAGAATTAGAATCTCGCTTAGGTATTCAGACCATTAGCTTACAGTTAGAGGAGCAAGCAAAAATCACTGTTGGAGACCAGAAAGTCTTTAGCTTTGATGGTCCAGCAGTGATCATTGTCAATATGGATTAGTTTATGCGCACATATGGATGATGTTTGATGAAAGCGTGAAAGTATCGGCCTTTAGAACTGGCATTCATTAAGCCTTGATACTCGTCAGATGTGACACCGCTGTACAGATAGACTCCACCACTGTTAAATACAATTTCTAGCTGTTGAGTGTTTGAGTTATACCCAACTTCTGATAGGTCTCTAGAAATAACAGGAATTAAATTCATAATATGACCTCCTTTCTATAAATTAAGTATAAGCATAACTGAATTAAGTACCATTATTAAGCAGATATGATCTAATTGGCAAGATGGCGGTCTCCAAAACCGTCTATGTTGGTTCAAATCCAGCTATCTGTGTAGCTGGCGGATTTATAAGGGGTGATGCGCTCCTCTCTGCCGCCGGCATTAGTCTTCGTGTTTAACGTCGGCCGTTGAATGCGAGTATCGCTGTGGACTAATTGGTAAGCCACAATGGGATGTAGGTTCGAGTCCTACCGGCGATATCGGTTTAGCTGCTTAGCCATAGACAAGGCAGCGTGTGCTTGTGGCGGAATAGGTAGACGCGAACCGGTATCGAAGAGATACATGCTTTAGTGGCTGGGCAATGGCCCATGTCGGGTGCAAATCCCTACCAAGCACATTAAGCAAGTAAGTATGCAAGCGACAGTGCGTGAAATCATTTGAATCAACAATAACTCAGCTTACTTGCTTGCTGTTCAGTGCGGAAAACTGGACGGCACCTACATAAGACGCGCAATCAAACGGCCACCAAATTGCATGCGGAAACATGTGCGCTGTGGTATTGTATATAGGTACTGAAAGGGGGCTTTAGTTCCCTCAGGTATTCTCAGTAATCCTTCAAACTGCTCTCGCTTATTGGCGGGAGTTTTTTGATACATAAATTTAGGAGTGACGTCATGGCAGTAATGATTCACAGCAAATATGGGTACGAGCCGCCAGAGTGGGTTCAGGCTGATGCCAGGCTAGATAAGTGGTGTAAGGATAAGAAGTGTCGTGCTAAACAGCATGGCGCTTTTCGTTTGGATAAAAATAAGGAGGTGCAGCATGAAAGCACAAAAGAAACCAGTAGTTATTGATTGTTTCAAATGGACGGGAGACTATGACCAAAAAGAAGATCCAGAATGGGCTTGTGAAGCCATTAAAAAAAGTGTAATCAGTTTTGAAAATAAAGGCACACCCGATGTAAAGTTAGTCATTCACACGTTGGAAGGCGATATGCTTGCCGAGCGGGGTGATTACATTATCAAAGGCGTTCACGGTGAGCTTTACCCATGTAAGCCCGATATTTTTAAACAAACTTATGATTTACTAGATTAGCATAATTAATCCAATTAGACGGAGGTGCGGCATGGAACTACCTGCAAGTGTCCCAAAGAGTGATGAGCTAATCGAGTGCCTGCGAATGGAAAAGGTTATCGATGATGCTCTGCATGAAGCAAATAAACGTCGGACTGCTTATTATGATCAGAAAATTATGGACGAACTTTTGAAATGGTAGATAAGCTAATTCCAATTAGACGGAGGTGTGGTGGTATGTAATGACACGAAAGTTAACGCCCAAACAGCAAAAGTTTGCCGATGAGTATATCAAGTCTGGCAATGCTGCTGATGCGGCTCGTAAAGCGGGGTATAGTAAACGCTCAGCCCGCTCAGTTGGACAGGAAAACCTGACAAAACCTGACATTAAAAAATACATCGATGACCAAATGGCTGAGATAGAATCTAGCAAGATTGCAGACGCCAAAGAGGTTATGGAATTTTACACTAGAGTGCTTCGTGGTGAAGAGCTAGAAACCGTAGTGGTGGGTACTGCTGACGGTGCTGAATCTATTGAACGTCCACCAACTACCAAGGACAAAACGGCTGTTGCTAAGGAAATACTAAAGCGTTATCCGGGCAACGATAAGCTCGTTGAACAACAGATTCGCAAGCTTAAAGCTGATGCAGATATTGCGGAGGCTAAAGCTAAACAGATAAGTAATACTGATGAAACTGTTCAGATTGTATTTAACGATAATTTGACACCAGATAAGGAGGACAACCAAGACGATGGAAATCAAAGTTAACTTAGCTAAGATGATTGGTCATGGTTATACCGATTTCTGGCGTGATCATCACTTTTACCGAGTGATTAAAGGCAGTCGTGGATCGAAGAAGTCGGTAACCACCGCTCACAATTTAATTTACCGGTTAGTTAAGTATCATTGGTCAAATATCTTGGTCGTAAGGCGTAATGCCAATACCAACAAGACTAGCACCTTCGTGGAATGCAAGAAGGCTATTAATGACTTCCACTTAGCGCATTACTTTAAGTATAACGAGTCATTGCCAGAGATCACTTACTTGCCAACTGGCCAGAAAATTATCTTTCGTGGCCTTGATGATCCGTTGAAACTAACTTCAGTTAATGTCCTTACTGGTGAATTGTGTTGGCTGTGGGTAGAAGAAGCCTATGAAATTGAATCATTTAGCAAGTTACAAACGGTAATTGAATCGTTACGTGGCAATGATCCACAAGTCTTTTATCAAGTGACACTCACGTTTAACCCATGGAATGAGCACCATTGGCTAAAGCGTGAGTTTTTTGACCAGAAACGTGATGATGCCTTTGTTCGCACGACCACCGTTAGATGCAATGAGTTCGTCTCTGACGAATATAAGCAGCGACTCTATAGTTTATACCAAACCAACCCTAGACGCGCTAAGACAGTTGTTGATGGCGAATGGGGTATAGCTGAAGGGCTAGTATTTGAAGATAACGTTGAACAAATTGAGTTTAACGCTATGGACAAAATACAAGAATGTGGGCAAACAGGATTTGGCCTGGACTATGGCTTCGGTAATGATCCCAACGCTTTTGTTGCCGTTGCTGTTGATGTTCGCAATAAGCAGTTGTGGGTATATGATGAAATGTACACCTATCATCAAACAACACCACATGTTGCTGAATGGTTAAAAGCTAACGGCTATGAACGAGCTAGGATATATGCAGATAGTGCAAGCCCTGAAAGAACTGCTCAATTAAATGATTTAGGAATCGTCAATGCTGATAGCGTTTCAAAAACTCCGATTGAGGCTGGTATTGACCAACTATGGCAATATCAAATTCACGTTCACCCTAAATGCAAGAATTTGTGGCGTGAATTAAACAGCTATGTCTTTGATAGTGATCGCATGGGTAACACGTTAAGCAAGCCTAAAGACCAAGACAATCATGCGATTGACGCCTTACGTTATGCAGTTCGCCAATATATGGGGGATTACGATGGATCATTAGGTGTTAAATGGGATGAACAATACGCGATTGGTCGTCAGATGGGAGTGAGTGACTATTAATAGTATTTATGGAAAGCAACGTTTTGACCGTGAAGCCAACCGAGACTACACGATGCCAGTTGGAACATACACGGCAGTTTCAGAGCAGCCGTTAGAATTAATGAAGATTGTCTATCAGTTTATTAACCATCATCAGAATCATCAAGTCTCAAGACTTCAAACCTTGTATGATTACTACCAAGCTAACAACGCAATCAAAAAGCAAGAAGATAGTAATAATCCTTACCATGCTAACAATCGAGTAGCGGCAGCATTCGCTCGTTATATGACAAGCATTCGAGTTGGCTATTTAATAGGTAATCCAATTCAGTTAAAACTACAAGATGACACTGAAGTAGATGATAGCCAGGCACAAAAGTTTCAAAATGTATTGGATAATTTTATCACTAATACGAACGCAGACTATGTCAACCAGCAACTAGCTAAGGACTTATCAATCACTGGTCGAGCATATGATCTCCTATACGTTAAAAACGGAGTGACTGATCTAGGATTAGTTCGAGTTGATCCTGAACAAGCATTTGTAATCTATGATGATACCGTCGATCACAAGCCACTTGTTGGTGTTCGTTATTATCAGACTGGCATTTTAGATAATCAATTGACAGAACATTATGAGGTTTACACTGATAGTCAACTTTTTACCTTTCATAGTCAGGGTGGCTTACCTCAAACTAATTCACCCGTTGCCAATGCAGTCTTAGATGATACATTGCCACACTTTTTCAATACTGTTCCATTAACCGAGTATCGCAATAATGATGAACGGTTAGGCGATTGGGAGCCTGAACTAGACCAACTAGACGCACTGGACAAAAGCGTTTCGATGATGGCTGACTTCCAGGAAGATTTCAATAATGCCAATATTGTCTTAACTGGTAAGTTCTCCAATATGACAGAGCCCAAGTATTTGCTGGATGAGAATGGTAATAAAAAAATAGGCCAAGACGGTCAGCCGATTATCATTGAACCGGCTCACCCAAACGTTGACCCTAAAAATCATATGTGGTACTTAGAGCCGTTTGCAGCAAGTGGCGGTGTTGGTTCCACTGCCAAGCATATCATTCAACCAGATGCTAAGTATCTAACTAAGCAGTATGATGCAGCTGGCTGGTCAACGTATACAAATTTCCTTATCAATGAAATTCACAAGTATACTAATACGCCTAACGTCAATGATCCAAACTTTGCTTCTAACGCTTCTGGCGTGGCTATGTCGTATAAACTATGGGGCAGTGATCAAGAACGCAAACTACAGGAAACGCTGTTTAAACGTGGCTTACATGATCGCTTGAATGCTTGCGTTAGTTATTGGCAAACACTCAATCAAATTAGTTCTGACGAATGGAATACAATGGTTAAAGCTAACTTCATGCCAAACTTGCCTAAGAATGATGATGCTACCGCGCAACTTATTCAGTTGCTAAATGGTACTGGTAAATTCAGCGACGAAACAATTCGTGACATGGCTGAACCAATCACTGGAGTCAATGCTGATACTGAAGCAGCACGAGTTAAAGATGATACCAAAGCTGCTAAGGAAGATGACGATAACTACGCTCAAGGTGACGGTGGACTGGGCAACATATTTGCAACCGGCGAAAAGGCGTCATTACCCGATAATAACAACAAAGAAGGCTGATTATGGACATTAATAAATTAGCTCATGCTTTGGCAAAGATTTTAGATGTTAAAGACCCAGTATTCCAACAGTTGATCAGTATTATCGAACGTTCACATCATGCCCAAGTTAAGAATTTAACCTACTTTTTACACAAAAATGTAACCTGGCAAGATGATGCCGATGATGCAGATATTAAAGAGTTAACCGATGCAGTGCTTGAGTTAAAACAGAGTGCTAATCGTGAGGAAGAACAAGTCTTAGCCACGCTATTAAATAATCTACCTTACAAAACTAATTTAGATGTAGCCCAGGCTCAATCACGCGTCAATATCGCTAACATGGGACTAAAGGTTAACAAATTAATTCAAGCTAAGCAGGCAGAAATCGTTCAACAGGTAACTAAGCTAACTGGTAGTGGGTTAGGTGGGTACAATAAACAGCTTAGACGTCGTGCATTGTATCGAGTGGCTGCTCAAAATGAGCCTGAGAATACCTCATTGAATTTAATCTTTAAACATGCCAATAATTTAGCAATTGATTTAGATAACATTATCAAGTTTCAAATGCAAAATCATGTCAACCCTAATTCTATTAGCAAAATTGTTGCAAAAGAACTAGGTGTTGCTGGCAAGCCTAATCCTAATGAAGATTTATGGGAAACAGCAATGCAAAAACGCTACATGTCAACCAAGGCTGATATGGAACGTATATTAGTGACTGAGAGTAAAGCAACTCAGACGCGGGAATGTGCCAAGCAATACAGCAATTTAGGCTTTACCAAGCTAAAGATTGTTACCAGAGATAATCCTCATGTTTGCAGATATTGTGAGGGTCACGATGGTACGATTGTTGAAATTAAAGACGCTGTGGTCGGTATGAATGTGCCGCCATTTCACCCACGTTGTCATTGCAATGTAATTCCAGTACAAACGGACTACAAAGATGTCTTAAGTGAACTTGATTAATATTTTATTGCCCTAGATATGGCATTAAAAGGTCTATTTTTTATGCACTTTTAGCCGACGGGCGTTAAACGAATTAAGTCGACAGACGTTAAATGGAGGTTGTCTAATGAGTGAAGAACCAAAGAATCCGGAAACCAACCCTGAAGGTGGTCAGCAGTCTGATGAACCGGTAACGTTTACTGATGAACAACAAGCTAAAATTGATGAATTGATTGGTCAACAGCACGCCAAATGGTCTAAGAAACTTGATCAACAGCAAGCTGAATTTAAACAGCAGTTGGCTGATACACAAAAGCAGGCCGAAGAACGGGCTAAAATGACCGCTGAACAAAAGGCTGAAGCTGATCGTAAACAACGTGAAGCTGAAATGGCTAAACAAAATCAAGAATTAGCAACTCAGATTCAGGAATACAAAACCAAGTCAATGTTACTCGACAAGGGGATTAGTCCTGACATGCTACCACTAGTTATGGGTGCTGACGAAGATTCCACCAGCGATAATCTAGGACTATTGCAGAAATACGTTGATAGCCAAGTGCAAGCGGCTACTGAAAAGTTATTGACTGGTAAGCAAGCCGTTACTACTGGGAACAACAACACTTCACCACTAGAAACAGGGACTGATAATCCATGGTCCAAAGATGGTTGGAACTTAACAAAACAAACTGAAATTTACAATACCGACAAAGAACAGGCTCAAAAATTAATTGCTAGTGCCCAACCAATTAGCCAGTCGTTCTATGTTGGAAAATAACAAGGAGAGATAAATTATGGCAAACATTACCCAATTAAGTGATATGAAAATCCCTGAAAACTGGGGGAATTATTTAGCTGAAAAATCAACACAAAACAACGCTTTCTTTACGAGTGGTGTCGTTCAAAACGTACCACAAATCGCAGCATTACTAGGCGCTGGCAAAGTAGCCAACATGCCGCTGTTCAAGCCACTAGCTGACAGTGATCCTCAAGTGCCCGATGACACAACGGATTTATTAGTCAACAAGATTACTACTGACTTAGCACAAGCCCGTAAATTAGGCTTTGACCAAGCTTGGAGTGCAACTGACTTATCGGCTGAACTATCAGGTGCGGATCCTTTAAGCGCTATTGGCGATCAAGTCAGCGATTACTGGTCACATATCTATGAAAAGCTTTTGCTAAAAACTCTTACAGGGGTATTTAGTTCAGTTAGCATGAAGAGTGTCAACCAATTAGACGTTACTGCTGATAAGGTTGATACCACGTTCAGCTTGAAGAACTTCAACAAGGCCCGCTTCTTATTAGGCGATCGCTATAAAGACTTGGCCGTTGTAGCAGTTCATTCTGATGTTCTTCGTCAATTACAAGATGCCAACTTAGTTGATGCTAAGAGTAATTCAACCTTCGTCTTAAATGGCAATAGCAACGTGCCAACATCAATCCAAGCGCCTGATGCTGGTGATAAGATTAAAGGCGTTCAAATTGTGGTTGACGATAGCTTACCAGTAAGTGGTGCCAAGTACACGAGTTATTTGTTTGCTCGAGGTGCCGTTGGTTATTCTGAATTGCCGGTCGCTAATGCGATTGAAACTAATCGTGATCCGTTAAAGAACCATGGTGTTGATTATCTTGTTAACCGTCGTCGGTTTGTCTTTGCACCACAAGGGTTGTCTTGGAACGAAAGTAACTTCACTTCCAAGCATTCGGGCAAAGCTTATCCTACGATGGATGACTTAGCTGATGGCACTAACTGGTCAAAAGTCTACGATCAAAAATTGATTCCAATGGCTCAGTTTGTAACTAGTGCTGATCCTATCACAACGGTATCAAGCCTCGGTCACTAGTCAGGAGGCATTCTATGAGTGACACACAGGACAGTGGTAAGACATTAGAAAACGTCATTACTCTACTAGGTATTACTCCTAACGACAGTGAAAAAAAACGACTGACACTATATATTGATCATGCAGAGCAAGCCATTGTTTTATATCTGGGCCGTTCAGTTAGAATTTCAGGCTTGCCATCAGGATTAGACTACATTGTAGAGAATTTAGCCGTAACTAAGTTCAATAAATTTCATAATGAGGGCGAAAAGTCTCACAGTGAAGAAGGGCTGTCTTTTCAGTTCAACGTTAACGACCTGGCACCCTACTATCCAGATCTTCAAGCTTGGGTAGATGGTCAAGCTAAAACAACGCGTGGCGCTACTGCGATTGGCTGGTGATGGTATGCGTTATCCAAATAAGGTTTATTTATTGACTAAGCTTCTTGATAAAGACCCCGATGGCCTTAATCATCAAGCAAGCTATCGAAGCCAAGTAGTGCAAGCTAATATTCAACAGGTCAATTTAACATTTGCCCCGAATGGCACGGTGTACAACGCAACGATTATTCGTGTTTATGGACGTTATCAGGCCGATGCGATTGGCCTTGATGGTGAATATGTTGAAGGTGATAACGATACGGTGCATGAGATTCAAAAAGTTAGTCAGCATGATAAGCAAACGGCGTTCTATATCATTCATAATGAGGTGATACTACATGGCGAATAACTATGACAAAATACCTGTCGTTACATTCTCGATTGACGTTGATTATTTTAACCAATTATTTGAGACTGCCAGAGGGCTTGCACGCAATGGTATGCCAGAGGCCATGGAAGAAGCCAATAAGGAATATCAACGAGCTGTTGCACTTAGCAAAGCATTTATCAAGAATGCTGGTGCACGTGAGCAAGAGGCTGCACAAGGCTTAGAGCGCACTCAAGTTGGACATAGTAAGTCTGGTTACGAGCCAACGGGGACTTTGCAGGGATCACTAGAAATTAAGATTAGTGACGATGGTAAGTCAGTATCTGTTATGCCAATGGCAACAGTTGCAGATCAGAAAAGAGCATTGGCAGCCATTGCTGGTAGTGGTAGTAAGAAGCCACTAACTAGTCAAGATGGCGTTGACTATTATGGTGTCTACGTGGAATATGGCACTTATAAAATGGCTGCCGAACCTTTTATGAAGCCCACCGGTGAGAGAATCGCAATGAGGCTTGATAATGAATTTGAACGCATCATGCGTTTGGCAGTATTGGGGAGTGATTGATATGTCACCGGAGGAAGACTTACTATTGAACGTTAAAAAATGTCTGAAAGCATTTAACGTTCCGGTATATGATTTCGGCCAGCAACGGCCAACTAAGTTTCCACAGGTAGTTGTCAGCTTGCAGAACGAGCAAGAACAAACTGACATTAAAGTTTTGGATTATTTCTTAGCTACCGTTGCTGTTGATGTCTATGCTGATGTAGCTAATGTTGGTCAAGCATACGCATTAGGCCGTAAAGTTGCTAATGCTATGCAACGGTTGAAACTAGCTGAATGGCCATCTAAGTATGACAGCTCGTCAATGCATAAATTAATTGATAACAGTTTAGAAGGCCGGCCGTTAACTCGGTTGGCTTATTTATTTGATATTTTTGTCTATGGAAAGTGAGGAAACACTATATGGCTGGATTAAAGCTACAAACAAAGAGTGCTGACAAAATTTTATACGGGATCAAATTTCCGTGGGATGATAAAGCAACTCTGATTCAAATGTTGGGATTACAAGCTGCATCTAGTACAACTAATACGCGTGCTAGTTCAGCAGTCAACCTAAAGCAGGGCGTTTTGCATACGTCCGGTTCACGATCAGAAACATTTGTCGTTGATTCGTATTGGACGATCGGTGACAAGATTCATGATGGAATTAAAAAAGCAATTCAAAAAGATGTGGCGATTGGCATTTGGCGCATGGATTTCAATGAAGCAACTTTGGATACTGGTGGGAAAGTTAAGTCTGTGCCCGCTGAATTTGGTATGGCTAAACCTAATGGACTGCCAGAAACCGAAGCAGTTAACAACTTGTTACATGCCAATATCACTTACAACATCGATGGTAATACGCAAGATGGTGTATTAGATGTGGCTGAACTTGATCCGCAACTATTAGCTGACGGGCTAAAGATGTTTGACTTTGCTCATAATACTGATATTGGCGGCACCACTAGCTCACTTGGGCATTAATGGAGGGAATTTAAATTATGGAAAACTTAATGATTGACGGCACTACTTGTACCCCTAAACTTAACTATGCTTTCGCTAACCAAGTAAAGAAAGAACTCAGTGAAAACGGTCGTGATGGCTTTGACGTCCTTGTTGATGGCTTACTAGACGAAGACCCGGATCAAATTGTGAATGCTTACTATTACGCACTAGCTTACTTCAAACGTTCACAGCCTAGTCGTGACAAAGTAGTAGAAGCGCTCGAAGACACTATCTTTGCTGACGATGAAAAGACTAACGCCGCTTATTCTGATATTGTTCAATCTTTACACGCTGATAATTTTTTAGCGCGGAAGCTTACCAGTTTTGTCAAAGGATACAACAAGATCCTAGATATCATGCAGAAGAAGCTGGAATCGGAAACAGAGGGCAGCGACCAATACAATCAGGATCAGCTGGGTATGGAACAGCTTCAAGCACAACTGGACAAGCTGAAAAAAGTTCTGCAACCTGGTACACCGCAATAAGCTACGCCCGAAGCGCAGGCGTAACTCCGGAACAATTAGAACAATTAACGCCGGCTGAGTTTAAAGCCGTTTGGCATGGCTATCAAGTTAACATGCTTAATCAGCAGCGCGAGCAAATGCACGCGCGTTTAATGCCACAGGCAACCTATGGTGTCGAACTCAGTCAACCGTTAGGCGAAGTTGTAGAACGGTCCGATGAACAAATTGCAAATGAGATTAGCAAATTAACTGATTATCGAACTACCGAAGAACGACAACCTGATACACCTCAAATGGCTATGTATCGAAGACTAATGGAAGCAAAAGCTGACAGAGAGGAGGCCGATTAATGAGTGCAGTTGTTGAAAAGACATTTGTGTGGAAATTTATGGATCAGATTAGCCAAGGGGTTGCTAATGCACGCCAAGCGATGGACGAAGCGGTTCGTGCCGCTGCTAATATGGGATCTAAAGTTAGTGAGAGTGGCGAACAGTGGCACAACTACGCTTCCAAACAGAAAGAAGCAATGGACGAGGCTAAAGCTAATTTTAATGAGTATAAAGATCAAGTCACTAATTCAAGCAATTCAATTCGTGAAAAGATTAGTGGCCTAATTGACCATCTCAAAGATATTCCACATGATGTTGTGACGACATTAAAGTCTAAAATCAACGATGAAAATATTGGCATCTTCTCACGCAAAGTGCGGGACGTTCCTAAGGAGCGATCCGTTTTTTTGCGTGCTAAGGATAAGTTCACCGATGTGTTCAAACGTCTCAGCGAGCGAATTAAGCAAGCTCCCAAGAAACATTCATTACTGCTAAAAGTAAAAGATGGCTTCAATAAGGGATTCCAAAAGTTTAACGAAAGCGCTAAGAAAACACGTGAGAACGGTCACCGTTTGCGTGACATTATCGAAGGCACATTTGTTGGTAATGCACTGTACAGCGCTTATGACAAAGTAAAAGATGGTATTGTTGAAGCAACTAAAGCCGGCTATGATTTTGATAAAGAACAGCAGGTTATGCTACAAACATGGACAACTTTAACTGGATCAGCTAATCAAGCCAAAGGCATGGTCAGCACAATTAATGATTTAAGCAAGAAGACTGGCCAAGCTAGTGATCTAGTTAACGAGCTAGAACAAGGATTTTATCATTTACACTCCAGTAAGTCTGAAGCCGATGACTTGTCAAAAGCCATGTTGAATATGGGTGATGCCGTCGGATTAACTGGCGATCAAATGAAGTCAGTAACTCAGGATATGGTTCATGGATTAGCTACTGGTAAGGTGTCTGCTGGTGAATTAAATCAAATAGGTGCTTACTTTCCAATGATTGATGAAGCAATGGCCAAGCATGAACATACAACCGTTGCAGGCTTGCGTCATATGGCTTGGCAAGGAAAAATAACTGGTAAAGAACTTGAAAACGTTTTTACTGAATTAGGCAATCATAAGTATGGTGAAGCGGCCGACAATATGCTAAAGACCATGACTGGTATGCAACGGACGGTTAAAGCACAAATGCCTAAGCTTTTAGGTGACATTGAACAACCGCTTCTAAAAGCGCAAAACCCAATCTTTGGTACCATTTCTAAATGGGTTTCTGAAAGCCATACTGAGAATTTATTTAAAGGCTTGGGAAACAAGGTAAGCAAAGGATTCGCTACGGTTACTAAAGCTTTTGCGGGCGATAATTTCACTGGTAAGGGCTTTACAAACACCCTAGATCAGATGGTTAAAAACGCTGGTAAGTCAGTCGACAAGCTTTCAGCTTGGCTTGCCAAGAATGCTGGTAATATTAAAGCGTTTGGCAGCATTGTTAAGAGCAGCCTAACTATTGCTTTTAAAGTTGTAGGCGCAGCTGTTAACGATGTGGTTAAAGTGCTCGGCTTTTTAGTTAATCCACTTGGTAAAGCATCAAATAACAGTAAAGATGCATCAAGGTCTATAGGCGGACTAGCTGGCGTCCTAAAGTCATTAGCAAACAATGGACCAGCTATTAGAACTTTCGGCAAAATATTAGCTGGAGCGTTTGTTTTGAAAAATGTTAGCAAATTTGTTGGTGGTATCAAGTCTATTAACGATAACTTGAAAATAACTAGCGGTCTAAAGAATCTTGGTAAGCCAGTAACCGCGTTTATGTCTTCATTAAAGGGCGGATCTGGTGTTCTAAAATCATTTGGAGTAGCACTAAAAGCAGTACCGTTTACCATTTGGATCGCAGCTATTGCGGCAATCATATTTGCTTTAGTTGAGTTATATAAGCATAATAAAAAGTTCCGTGCGTTCGTAAATGGGCTTATTAGCACAATCAAAGATTGGTATAAAAATGTTACTAAGTGGATTAGTAATGCTGTAAAGTGGATTGAAAAGACGTTTGGCCCGTTCTTCAAGTCAGCAATTAAGTCGATTCAGTCATTCTGGAAAGAGATTAAACCAGTGGTTTCAGCTGGAATTAAAATGGTCCAGCAAGTTATTAAGCTCGGGATGGCTGTGGTAAAGGCAGTCTGGAAGGTTGCTTGGGGTCTTATATCGTTTGAAGTGAAAAAAACTTGGGCAATTATTAAGCCAATTATTGATATTGGTATGGCTGTAATTAAAGGTGTCATATCAGCTGGCATGGATATTATCAAAGCTGTTTGGAAAGCCACTTGGAAGGTTATTGGCGCAGTAGTCAGATCTGTTTGGAATGTGATTAAGCCACTAGTTATTGGGGCAATGAATGTCATTTCTGACGTAATTCAAACTGTCCTTGATATTATTCATGGCAACTGGAGTAAAGTCTGGGGAGATATTAAACACATCTTTTCAGATATTTGGAAAGCTTTATCACGAGCGATTAGAGCTTACATGCACGGAATGCACGATATAATTTCATCAGTATTAGATGCAATCAGCACCGTTTGGCATGGTATGTGGCAGGGATTAGGAGACTTCTTCAGTAATGTTTGGAAAAGTATCAAGCAGGCCGCACAAGATGGTATTAATGGCGTTTTGAGCGTTATTAATGCTGGTGTTGATGCAATCGATTCAGTTTGGAAATTCTTTACTGGTCATAAAACCAGCATTCACCATTTAGAGCCAGTCAAATTTGCTCAAGGTGGTGTCGTGCATACTCGTCTATCGATGGTTAATGACGGTGCCGGTCAGAACTGGAAGGAACTGTTACAACTACCTTCTGGCGAACTCAAAATGACGCATCAACGTAATGCAGTGCTACCTTTGCCCGTTGGCACACGAGTATACAATGGCGATGAAACGGCTGCTATCATGGCGTCTGCTGGTGTCAATCATTACGCGCACGGCGGTATTGTTGGCAATGCGATTAATTGGACTAAGGGTAAGCTGTCTGACATTGGCTCATGGATTGGTGACAAAACCAAGGCTGTTGAGAAATTCCTAAAAGATCCGCTCGGTAATATCTCCAAGCTACTTCATAAAGCTACTGATGGCCTATTTAAAGGGGCATCTAGTTTTGGTGAATTAGCTAGTGGTGCCATTGGCAAACTATCAAGCATAGCAGTGAATAAGTTCAAGGAAATGCTAAACAGCACCAAGAAAAAATTAGAAGAGAGCGTTGGTGATCTTGGACATGGTAGTGCTTCATATAATCCAAGTTTGATTAAACGCGCTGCAAGTGCAATGCACACTAGCATAGATGGTGAAAAACTACGGCAATTGCAACTTTTGATTAATAATGAATCAGGTGGACGAGCCGGAATCCGAGGAATTGATGATGGTGATGGTACTGGATCTGCCATGGGACTGTTACAGTACAAACAAAGTACATTTGATACGTATGCATTACCGGGTCATCATAATATTCTATCTGCTTATGATCAATTACTTGCTTTCTTTAACGATAGTAATTGGTTTTCTGATATTGGCATGGGATATAACGGCAAATATGGTGAATGGCGTGGACTAGCATCAGGTCCTTCTGGTAGTCGCCGATTTGCCCATGGCGGCGAAGTCTTTGACGAGCAAACTGCAATCATTGGCGATAATAGCCAACACCACGAGTTTGTGATTAATCCTTATGATGTCACGGCTTATCCACTATTAGCTAAGGCCATGGATACAACTATGCGTGCTCAACCCGTCTCAACTCAGACTACTAACAATCATGAAGATGATAATGAAACTAATTCGTTGTTGCGGCAAGCTAATGCGTTGTTGCAAATCATTGCTGATAAGAAGCCGGAGTTACTGGACGATTTAGCTGCTAAGTTGCGTCAAAAAGATGCTCAGACGTTCAGAATGCAGAACAGTTAGGAGGTTAATATGCAAGTATTTTCAGGGCGTGCGGATAAACCGCACGCTTATTTATTTGGCGAGTATACTAACCCGTTGAGTTTTGACCCGGTTGAACTTGCCTTGAGTGAAGATGGTCAAACATGGCAATCAATTTTTGATGATTCCAGTTTAAATAACGTATATCTAATTGATTTTGACTGGTTGCCACCGGTAATCGCAGATACCTATCGAACTGCAGGTACACGCGATGGTCAACAGCTTGCTAGTAGTCGCTTGGGCCAACGTGATTTAATTTTGAAGTTCGTTGCCTATTGTCACGGCGATGCTGACGAAAAGCTAACTTTACAGTCATTGTCAAACTTTCTAATACGACGTCATAATTATTGGGTTGCCTTTGACAATGGTGGTGGTCGCATGTATCACGTCCGCGAAAAGACAATCACTGCTGAATATTATGGTGACAAGATGATGATGATCACTGTCACATTAAATAACTTTACTGGGGTTGCACAAAGTATTATGCCGTCAACTCATATTAATGAGATGCCGAATATTGGTTTAGGGCTACCGACTGATACAGTGAATTATGTATTCAGCACATCTGAATTTGATGTCAATAATATTGGTGAATTACCAGTTGATCCCTTGGTTCAGGGCGATTATTTGGATATTACATTGACCGCTACTGGTTCGCCGACAATCGCTAACACAACGACTGGCGATGCGATTACATGTAAGAGACCATTAACAACTAAAGATACGTTTAAGCTAATTGGCGTGAATCCACAAATTAATGGGCAAGCAGCTGGGATTAATACTGACAACGGCATTATCCGGTTAGCTAGCGGTAACAATCATTTCAAGATTACTGGTTGTCAAGATTTGAATTGTACTGTTAACTTTTATTCCAAGTATCTAAATTGATGATTCAATATCCTAAACTAACTATCAGCGATCGGCTTAACCAGCAGAGAGAACGGTTGCCACTAGCTGACTTGCAAGAGACATTTAAAGAGTCTTGGACAGTCAACGAAAAGTGGCAAGTGACATTTGCCATTACTGATAGTTTGGCTTACGAGCAGGCTATTCAGCTGCTAGACGTACAGAATATCGTCCATTATGATGGGCAAAGCTATGTTATTACACAATGTACCAAAACAGTTTCTGGAGGAGTATCAGTTTATGAAGTAACAGCCAGTCACTTATTTTATCGATTGGCCAATAACGTTCGTCAGAATAATGTCAGAACTGGGACACTAACCTATGGATTAACTGATGCAGTCAACTTTATGCTCGCCAATAACGACCAAGGGGTGACAGCTAAATTTATTGGTGATTTCCCTAGAATTAAAATAGAAAATCTCGGTAATTCATCATTCAATAAGTTCTTGCAAGATTATATCAGTAAATTTAATGCCAGTTATGTTATTAATAACCAACAAATTATTTTTTATAGTGCAACATATCTAAAACGGCAGCCTGTTATTGATACATTGTTTTATCAACATGATGTTGAAGATGTTAAGTTATCACTCGATACAACTAGCCTGGTTAATGAAGTTCATTGTTTAGGTAAGCCAATTGATCAAGGTAGTAGAATTAACAACTCACAAACTAAGTATCAAATTGATTTTATTTATCGCGATAATACTAGTATTCAAAAATGGGGGTTGCAACGTGGTGATCCACTCAGTGATGAACGTTTTACTGATCAAGGATCAATGACTGAATATGCTCGACAAACAGTTCAAGCACAGCCAATTGCGACACTGACGACTACCGCTTGGGATGTTGTTATTAAACAGTGTGAAACTGTAAAGTTAATCATGCCTAACCTTAATTGGAAAACTACTGTAGCGCTTAACGGCTATGAACGTAACCCGTTTAATCAATTTTCACTACCAACGATTACGTTTGATAATGCTAGTTTGGCCGTCAATGATATTAATGGAGAGCGTAAAATATCTTGTGTAAATGCATAAAAGATTTCTGAATTGTATAGAAATAGGGAATGCCTTCCCTTATGATATTTAGTAATCACAGAAAACATCACAGGAGGCATTCCCCATGAATGAACTTACCACAGAAATTATCGCTGCACTAGCCCAAAAGCAAGATTTGGACGAAGTTTTTCGTCACCACCTCGAAATTGCGATTAACCAGCTGCTTCAAACCGAATTGGCAGAGTTTTTGGGTTACGAACGCTACTCATACGCTGGGATTAACACTGGTAATAACCGCAACGGCAGTTATGAGCGCTCGTTTGATACGAAGTACGGCCAACTTAACTTAACCATTCCTCGAGATCGCAATGGCCGGTTTGAAAATCATACCTTGCCAGCCTACGGTCGTCACAGTGATAATTTAGAAACAACGGTCATTCAGTTGTATACCAAGGGAATTACCACTGCTGAAATTGCCGAACTCATTGAGAAAATGTACGGTGCTCACTACTCGAGTTCGCCAACAACTGGCATCAGACCTATCCCAAATTAATCAAAGATCTACTTAAAATGCCGAATTTACTCACTTTCATGGACTTTCCACCAGCTATCCGGCAATCACTATACTCCACTAACCTGATTGAGAACTTTAATAAGCATCTCAAGCGCACCACCCACCACAAAGAACAATTTCCAACGGAAGATTCACTGGATCGCTTTCTGGTTTCTCAGTTTAATGTTTATAACGAGAAGTCTCTGAAGCGGATCCACCGAGGGTTCAAAGGACTCCAGGACACCTTGGAAGCATCATTTATTTAAGTTAGATACATATTATATATACGAAGGCATTTCATTTACACAAGATTCTTGACGCTACCTATTAATGTTGCCATGTTTAAACACATTACTAATGCTCATACTAACGTTGGTAAATCAATGGTTCAATTACAGGCAGCATTAAGTGGCCTACAAGATGGTGATTTAATTACTGATGATGATACGATCGACAAATTAAATAAGCTAGGTGAAATTTAATGAGTATTGCATTGAAAGACGCGGTAAAAATAGTAACTGATGCAGTTGATGCTATTAATAAGCGATTTCCAATAAAATGGGAAGATATTGCCAATAAGCCAACTATCGATGTTACAGATTTTTATACTAAGGAAGAAGTTGACAAAATTTTGAAGACTAGCAATCAATTAGTTTCCCCAGATGGTACTGCATGGCTGCCTAGCATCGACAATGACGGGAAAGTCATCTGGCAAAAAAAAGGGGACAAATAAATGAATATCAATGCTGTATTAGTTGCCCTACAGAAGCAAGTAAACCAGTATTTGTTGACTATTGATCAGTGCTTTGGTCTGCCGACAGTGACAGTCAGTATTGGTCAGGTAACCTCAGGGTATTTGGATGATGCTTGGCGCTTACAATTGATTACTGCGTTACACGATACTACTTCTGCTGTTGACACATTAATTAGTCAACTTGAAGATTTGAGAATAACTAGTTTGGCAAGTGGTGAGCGGCTTGACCGGTTGGCAGTGACAGTGGTGTTGAACAGTTTGAAGCTAAGCGATATTCAATACCAATTTGATAATTTTGTGGCCGCCGTAAATAAAAAAATGGTCCAAGTGAGTGTTTTGCTAACAGAACAAGGAATTATAGGAGATGATGAGAATGACAATAAAGGCTGATGAGCAAGGACGATACGTGGTTGTAAACACATTGTTGAATACCACTGATGTCACGTTAGTCGATCAGATCAGTGGTCGACTTGGCGATAGTGGTCGGCTCGTTTATTTTGCTGTGAAGGATGGGATGCAACCACATGACCTAACTGGTCAGGATGCATTTATCAGGGCCAAGGATGCTGCTGGAAAAATTAAGCAGGTCACAGGTATTTCAGAAAGAATTAAACCTAGCGCTGGATTGATGTCCATGTATTTACCAGCAGAGTTCTACCAAGCTTCTGGTCCAGTAGAGGAAGCCTATTTGGCAATCACTAATACTAACGATGGTAGCATTGTAAGCTCAGTGCCACTGACGTTTAATGTTCTTGAAAATAACATGATTATCACGGCTAATGGCTCGAAAGATTACATCGACCAAATTGACAGCTTTGTAGAGGCAATGCGAGGTAGAGTCAGCCAGTTAAGCGATACGTTAGATACACAAGGACAATCGTATGTGGCACTCAACAAAGCACTTGATGTCTATATTGATTTGATTGGCAAGAATGAGGTAGCCACTTTAGGTAGCGATAATGTCTTTGCTGGTAATAATCGATTCACCAATACCGTCACAGGAACCGTAACTAACGCAATGCTAGCTGACGATGCAACGACTGCTGAAACTGCTAAAGTGGCACACAAAACAGATGATGATACTGGCTGGCTAGATATTTCAAAGAACTTTATCAGCCCAGCAACGGGAACTGCAAAGATACGTAAGCGCAACGGTATTGTACAGTTGATAATTCAGGCTGCGACCGGTTATTATGTTGGCAATAAGTTACCCAATGGCAATCAACTGTTGAAGTTGCCTTGGAAAGGATCAGCAGGAGCATCTTATCCGGGCGAATATTCGTTCGTTTATAATGGGTCGGCTGGTGCCCTATCTATTATGGATGATATTCTAGTCGTTCATTGGGTTACTAATCCATCATCTGATAGTAGTATTCATATGTATGCCACGTTGACTTATATTGCGACGGACTAGGAGGGTTAAGAAAAATGAGATTTGTTAAAGTTTTGAATCAGACCCTGAATAAACAAAATGATAGTGCTGCTTCTTATCGGCTAAACTTGTATGACGATTTAGACATTGTTGACTTAACTGATAAGACCGTAGATATTAGTGTAGCTAACGGGGACAGTTTCGTTGGTCAAATTGTGCCGGCAATTAATAACCCAGATGTCATTGTCGACATGAGTAACACTGTTCTCAGTGGGTTACCAGCAGGCTCATATTTCTTAGAAATCAACGTGAAGGATGCTGTAGGCAACGTTGCCAAATATCCGACATCAGGATATGTTGATTTAAATATCACCCCGGACCTAGTCAAAACGATTGATTCTTTAGTACCACAACTGACACTTGATTCTATTCTCAAGTCGGTTGATGACAAGATTGCCAAAATACAGGCTGTTGGTCTAAAAGGCGATCAAGGTATGCCAGGTAAGGATGGTAAAGATGGTCAAAACGGTAAAAATGGGAAAGACGGCCTCGATGGGAAAAACGGTCAGAATGGGACTAATGGTAAAGATGGTACTAATGGGCTTACGCCATTTCTGGCATGGGCCGATAGTATGGATGGGTCAACCAACTTCAGCACTACGAATAACAACCTGGCCTATGTGGGTATTGCTTATGCGGCCGGAACGACGCCACCAACTGACCCTCACGCATATAATTGGGCTTTAAATGGTGAACCCAGAGTATTAGCCAATAATGTTGTTGGCGCGTTTGACTATCTTTTAATACAATCAACTGATGGGACCGTTTGGCGAGAAGTAATAGATAATGACGGTAATACTATACTAAGTAAGCAGTGAGGTGAGCTTTAGCATGAAAATGTCACAAGCATATTTTTTCAACTCTGATAAATCTTTTGATCAGAAAGCTGGTATCTTTGTACATCATCATGGATCAGCCGTCAATCCAACTGTCAATATGGCCAACTATCAGCAGTACATTAATAATGAGCTGGATCTAGTTGAAACAATGGGTTACCAAAATATTGAAACACCGTTTACGCATGTTACAAATTATGATTCTGAATTTGTGACGGTCATTCAATATTTGGTTGACCAAGCATTGACCCGTGGCATTACGGTCATGTTGATTGCACAAGGCACCCAAGATAAGACTATGAGTATCGCCGAGATTAAAAGTGATTCTCATAATTACCTTCAGGTGATGACTAACTTTATTATTAGAAATGCTGGTAAAGGCTTAGTGTATGAAGGCATTAACGAACCGGACTCTAGTGAATGGTATGGTTTGAATACCGTAGCAGGTTACCAACAAGCAATTATTTGGGATAATCAACTTAAAGCTGTGATTGATGAATATGATTCATCGGCAACCTTTGTGGAAGGGGTACTTTATCCAACATACGGGATACCAATGATTAAGCAAGGGTTAATTAACCCGGCAGCTTATGCCATGCATTCTTACGTTAAAAATATTGGAAACAAAGGTTCTAACGTGCCAGAGGTACAACTACTAAACGCGACATATCCAACCAGTTATCAAGGCAATAAGTTTGCTTTAACAGAATTTGGAATCGCAAGTGAATATGAAGGCAAGGATAACGAAGATGATTGGCAAGGAATTGTAAGTGCTGACGAAGCAGCAGCTCTAACGGTCAGACAAATGATTATCCAAGACGCCTTAGGAGCACCAATGCAATACAATTTTATGCTAGGTTATCTGTATGTGGTAGATTGTAAAATTAATCCGAACGCTGTTCGGACAAAAAAGATCAGCTTCCTTTAAAATGGTGTTTACCACAAACCCATCTTTTAGGAGCTGATCTTTTGTCTAGTATAACCTATTCCGAACGAATTAAAATCGAAACCTTTTGTGAACTAGGGCTGTCCAATATCCAAATGGGCGTTCGGCTGAACCGATCACCGTCAACAATTTCTTATGAATTATCTCGATGTCAACCTTATCAGGCTGAATTAGCACAAACAGATGCCGAATACAAGCGATCACGATGTGGTCGGAAAACTAAGCTGAGCGATGAGTTAAAGCAAAAAATTCTCAACCATTTACGTCTAAGCTGGTCACCAGGAATGATTGCTCACGAATTTAAACTAGCTACTAAATCTATTTATAATTGGCTAAATCAGGGGAGAATTGGTTTCTCCTTGAATGATCTACCTGAACATGGCGTACGCCAACGGCGTAACGTTGACCAACGATCCAAATATAATCAATCTTTGGGGCGATCAATTGAACAGCGTCCCATGAGGATTAATCAACGTAAGCGCATCGGCGATTTTGAACTAGATACAGTCGTTGGTCCTCGTGGGCATAGTAAGGCAGTTTTATTAACTTTAATCGATCGAAAATCACGGTTCCTTTGGGCATACCGGTTAAAAGATCGGACGACAGCGACTGTTAATGAAGCACTAACTAAGTTCCTAACCACTTTTAATGGTCCGGTGCACAGCTTTACTGTGGACCGTGGCACTGAGTTTAGTGGGCTAGTATCACTTGAATCACAATATGGTATTAAGACCTATTACTGCCATGCTTATACGCCAGCTGAACGTGGTAGTAATGAACGCTTTAATCGGAATTTACGTTATTTTTATCCTAAAGGGACTCGTTTTGAGCACATTAGTGCTCAAGATTTAACGACGACGTTACTCCAAATTAACCAGCGACCGCTTAAAATACTCGACTGGCAAACACCGTATCAGGTTATGCTGACAAATTTGTCCAAAAATTCGGATTAAATTTGCAATCTACCATGTATTCAAAAAATATCAATTCTTTGATTTAAATGCCAATATGACGGCGACGGGTACCGCAGTAAAAAATGCACTTGAAGAATTACAAGCTTATTACTTCCATGCGTGGCTATGGGCTGATGTGGGAACCCATCATAGCTATATTGCCAAGTATATTGATAAAGATGGTCTAGCTAAGTATGCCTATTGGAATGCCGACGGTAGTAGTGCTGATATAGTTGTAGGCACAAACACGCTACACGCAACTAGTGCGGTTCAATATACTATTGCTAACTTGGTGGCGTCAGTTAACACCTTAGTGATTCAGACACCAACAGGGCTTAGAACAATAGATGTCAAACATTTTCCGGTTGGACAGCCAGTTTTACTACAGTTGCCAGCTGTGATTGGCTACCAACACAATGAAGTTACTGCGACGTTAGATGGTACCGGCCAGTTAACGTTACATACTGACATTGTTTATCGTCGATCTGATGAGCATGGCTTACAAGTTGACGCTAACAAACTAGCTAATGGGTTTGAGACTCTAATGTTAAAGTCACCCGATGGTACTAGTTGGCAGGCAGTGGTAGTGGCAGGAAATATCAGTTGGGTTAAGAATCAGGGGAACGTGATTTAAGGAGACTATATGATGGACAAAACGTTAGAGTTTACAATTAATTCACCTCAGCAAATAAAGCAAGGCGACACTGAGACGATGTTTATTTTAATTTGCAAAAACGCTGGATTAGTTGTCGACTTAACTCAGGCCACTAGCATTACCGCCAAGATTGGCAATGCCAGCGGTTATTTAAGAAGTCAGCCTATCGCGATTACTAGTTTAGCAGGTCTAAACCCAGGCTGGCTTAATTTACAGCCTACGCCGACTTTGATTTCAGGCTTGCCGGCTGGTAATTATCAGTTAGAAATTTGGGTGACTGATCAAGCAGGTACAAGTATTTATCCTAGTGATAAACCACTCGGTTTTACCATTACAAACAACATTGAGAACGAGTCGGGTGAGACGATTACCACGATTACTTTTGATGACTTTGTGGAAGCAATGAATAAGGCCGCCAGCACAATTGCTAAGGGCGACAAAGGTGACAAAGGCGATAAAGGTGATAAAGGTGACACTGGACCGCAAGGCGTACCAGGCCCAATAGGACCGCAAGGAGAACCAGGCCAAACAGGACTACAAGGCGTAAAAGGCGACAAAGGTGATAAGGGCGACAAGGGCGATACTGGGCCGCAAGGTGAACCAGGCCCAATGGGATTGCAAGGTGTTAAAGGCGATAAAGGTGATACCGGTACTGTTGATAATGCTGGTTTGACCGCAGCACCAGCTTTTGTTGAGCTTAAAACGCAAGTTGATAATAGTGCTGTGGGGACTAACCTGCTACTAGGCACAAGTGGAACATTACAAACTGTGACTAATGCTCATGGCTGGAACACTAATGTGACGGAATTTTCTCCAGCGATGACAGCAGTTGATAGTGACACAACTTATACAGCTAAGGTATGGATATCACCAGCTTCACATGACACGCGGATTCAAATAGCGTGGCAAGACTCATTAGGTGTAATACGCTATGGAGTCGGCAATACTATATCCGCTGGCGCATCTGGGTACAGTACATGGACAGGGACGCTTACAGCTGGTGCTACTATACAGCGTGTTACAATAACTTTTGTTGCACAACAATCAATAGATTCGAGTGTATCATACAAGGAAGCTAAATTAGAAAAAGGTTCTCACGCAACTGACTGGTGCCCTAATCCATCAGAAATTTTGACACAATCAGATTACGCAAAAATACAAGCAGCTATTGTAGCACTAGGAGGTTCTTTGAAATGAGTTTTGATTTAAGCGAATTTCTAACAGAAGGGTTAATTGATAGTATTAACAATGGATTGATTCCATCAGACTTAGCAACTGTATACGCTGGAAATTATCTAGTAAAATCACTGATTACCCAAACTCAGGTTACTCAAGTATCCGATGCAATTACAGCCTACAAAGCTGCACAGGCATCAGCTACCGTAGATAATAACAGCGTACAATAGGAGGTAGACAATTGAATAAGCGTAAGTTAAGGGCACTCATCTTAATGGTGGGCGCTATTTTTATGGCCTTTTTAATGGTCAATTTAAACAGTCAGGCTTCAACTAGCCGTGAACAGGGGGTTGATTGGTCTAAGTTTCAAGGCAATAGTGGTGTATTCGGCTACAGCACTGATAAGTTTGTGCTCTCACAGGCGGGTGGCTTCTATGGTGGGACTAATATCCCTCAAACCACGTATAACAGCCAAGTTAAATCAGCTCAACAGGCTGGTAAACGGGTACACACCTATTTATGGGATGGTGTTGGTGGCAATATGACCAACGCCGAGGCTATGATGGCATATTACTTGCCACGAGTTAAGACGCCCAAGGGTAGTATTGTCGCACTAGATTATGAGGATGGTGCTTCTAATAGCGTGACAGCCAACACTAATGTCATTCTAGCCCAGATGGCCCTTATTAAAGATGCTGGCTATACACCGATGCTGTACTCCGGCAAGGCCTATTTAAACGCTCATGTTGACACTAGCGCCATTGTACGTGCCTATGGTAGCTGTCTGTGGTTAGCTGAATATCCGGATTATCTGGTTAGAACTAGCCCTGATTATAACTGGTTCCCAAGTATGGACGGCGTGGCTATCTTCCAGTTTACGAGTATGTATAAAGCAGGCGGATTAGATGGCAATGTTGACTTAACAGGGATTACCAAGTCAGGCTATACGACTGCTAGTAAGAAACAATCACAGGCCAATGTTAAGAAGGCTCAGGCAGCTAAGAAGGCCACCTTTAAGGTTGTTAAATACAACCAGCGAGGGGTGTTCTATCCTAATCAGGCACTAGCTGTACGATACACGGATAGCGACAAGGTACGTCAAGTGGCTACCTATTACAAGGGTGAGAGTGTGACTTACAACGCTGTCATTATTGAACACGACTATGTCTGGGCACGTTACACCCGTTCAAATGGCCTGTATGGCTTTATTAAGTTAGGCGTCACCAACGGGCCAGCCTATGGGAAGCGAGTTACTGGTCAGCCGGTTAGTCATACGTATTATACAGTCAAGTCTGGCGACAGCTGGTGGACAATCGCACAACGCAACGGCCTGAGCATGACTACATTAGCTAGCCAGAATGGCAAGACGATTTACACCACTATCTATCCTGGCCAGCGATTGGTGGTGCGGTAATGGCACAATACGACGATACAACTAAGTTATTAATGGATATTCAAAAGGATGTGGCCGCCACCAAAACGAAAGTTGAGAACATCGAAGAAAAGCTGAATCAAGTTGACAATATTAGCGAAAAAGCTGACAAGGCCCTGGCTAAGTCAATCGAGGTCGAACATGAAATAGGACGGGTTACTCAAATACAGAATTGGGTTATCGGTGTCCTGGTTAGTGGCGTGCTCGTCACGTTGCTAGTATATGTTGCAGAGAAGTTCCTTTAGGAGGGAAAACATGATTAAAAAAATTAGCTTCAAGAATGTCGACGGTAGCTTGAATGGTAAATTGATCGCTGGGATTATTTCGTTATTAATTGTGTTAGTTCAACAAGTCTTTGCCATGTTTGGCATTAAGTTTACTGGTGACTGGTCAGCGATTGTTGCTGTTATTAACACGGTGTTAACGATTCTTGGTATGCTGGGTGTGATTACTGACGTTCAAACGGTGACAGCGCCAACAGTTAAAAGCGACGAGGAAAGCCAAGTCGAAGCAGCAGCTAACAAAGTTGCTGACGAAGCGCCAACACCAACGTCCACAGTTACTGTATTGGATAGTTCTGCATCATCTGACACTGAAACGGCGTCAGAATCCGCCTCACAAGCAGCAAAATAGTGCTATAACTTGATAGAAATTTTCATTTGTTGTGAAGCTTGATAACTCTGCAACTTTTCCCCTGCGTTTCGGCGTGGGGGATTTTTTGTTAACAAAATATATAAAAAAGAGCCAGTCAAGACTGGCCCAATGTTTAAATAAATAAAATGGGTGTTCTGTTTCTCCTAAGATAATAAAGAACACAGTTATTATACATTAAACCTGATTAATATAACAAGGACTTATTAATATTTTTCTATAGATTACTTTCGGTATTGTGATATAAACCGACAAGTGTTATTATGTCCCTTGTCCTGTCATTAGTATCACAGCTTTCAAATCCCTCCAAGATTGTCGGTTAGTGGTGCCGGAAGTGATGAGGATAATCTTCTGCTTGATGGGTGGAAGATTTTTTTTGTTGCTTGCCTGTATATTTTGTTAGTGAGAGTTTAGATTTAGCATTATTAGCTGTCAATATAGCTAATTAGATAACTACAAGACTTTACAGAATAACAAGTAATAAGTATAATATTAATTGTCTCTAGTGTAGTTTCTAGATGATAGTTATAACTTGATTAATTCCCCTGTGCTTCGGCGTGGGGAATTTTTTGCGTAAAAAGCCGCCTGCTGTAAAGGTAGATGGCTAATACATAAGAGAAAGTATCTCAGCGAAAGAGGAAACCAGATTATTACTAGGTTCCGTATTATCATAGGAATACATGAGAAATCGTGCAACTTTAATACGACGAATTTACAATTGAAGTGCAACAAATGATCAAAAAGAAGACTCACAGCCTGAGTCCTTGTAAAATATAGTCACCACAACTTACTTACAAGGAGGACTCAGACTATGAGCCTATATCATCATCTTACCTTAAATGACCGTGAATGCCTACTAGTTGGGCTAACTTTAAAACAGTCTTACCAGGCCATTGCCCAACGCATCGGTTGTTCTAAAGCGACTATTTCACGGGAAGTTAGCCGGAATGGTGGTCGTTCTAAATATTCCGCAGTTAATGCGCAACTAAATTATGAGCGTCAACGTTTGAAAAGTCGACGGCCACGGATCTTATCGCAAACTGATATCCGGGCATTTGTCATTAATTGTATCGTCCATCGTAAATGGTCCCCAGAACAAATCGCAGGACGGCTAAATTTTGAGCATAGTAACTGGAAAATCAGTTACAACACAATTTATCGTGGAATTGCTTTGAATAATCTTGGTGAAAAGCGTAAAAGTCATGGTGCCCGTGGATTCGCCCGCCAATTAAGACATCGAGGTAAAACGCGCAAAGTTAAGGGAACTATCAAGGAACGGCGTGGTCGTTTTAACGATGTACCTTCAATCCACGACCGCCCACTTTCGGCTGAAAATAGAACTCGGTTTGGTCACTGGGAAGGTGACACAGTGCGTGGTAAAACCGGACGTTCAGCGCTGGTGACGCTGGTAGACCGTAAATCACGGTATTTATTAGCGGAACGGGTAAGTAAAGTCGCAGCTAAACCCGTGGCACAAGCTATGATGGACTTATTAAATAGCGTCACACCGGAACGGGTAAAGACACTTACACCTGATCGTGGAACTGAGTTTGCCAATTATCAAGACGTCATTGACACTTTAGAAATACCGGTATTTTTTCCAGATCCACACGCACCACAACAACGTGGAACCAATGAAAATACTAACGGTTTAATTCGTGAATATTTCCCCAAAGGAACTGATTTGAACGATTTAAATGACCAAGAGATTATCGCATTCGTCACAGATTTAAATAACCGTCCACGCAAGGTCTTGGGATGGAAAAGTCCAAGTGAAGTTTTCTTCGGCAAAAAGTTGCGCTTGATTTGACAATTCGTCACATAAAAAAATAAACACAACATATGGCGATTTTGCAAACCATTTGATCATTCAATTACTAAATATAGGAAAATATTCGTCTTTCTACATTTAAGTGATAATCAAATTCTTGACAAAAATGTCGTCAATCTATATCATTACACACATAAGACCTTGTCCATTCCGTCCGCGGGGTGGATTTTTTTTTAGGAGTAGACCATATGACATACAGTACAGATAAACCTTTTACCAGTTTAGATGCTCAATTAAAGATGTTGAAGAATCGTGGTATGAAAATTGATAACACAGATTATGCAAGACAGGTTTTACTTAATAATAATTATTACAGTGTAATTAATGGCTATAAAGATCCATTTTTAAGAAAAGATGGTGCAGGTGAGGCTCTTAAGCCTGAGATGTTTATCCATAAAACTACTTTTTCAGATGTGTATACACTATATGGATTTGACAGAGATTTGAGAAATATAGTATTAAATTATTTGTTGATATTTGAATCCCGCTTAAAGTCGATTATAAGTTATGAGTTTGCACAAAAATTTCCAGACCCGTACAGTTATTTAAATATTGTGAATTATTCCAACGATATTGGTGATCTGTCCAACGTTCTAAAAAACTTAAAAAACCTTTCACTAAAACTCAACAGGGGAAGAAATGAAAGGTATGGTAAGCCTAGCATTATTCATTATGTTCAGCAACATACCCATGTACCGTTGTGGGTGCTAGTTAATACGTTGACTTTTGGTGAAATACAATATCTTTATGACTCATTGGATCAAAACCTAAAGGAGAAAGTTGCGAGAGACTTCAGTGAATATTATAAATTGCATTGGAAATCCAGTGAAAAGATTGATACAGGAGAATTGAAATCCTTAATTATTGTTGCAAATCTGTTTAGAAATGTTTGTGCACATGATGAACGTTTTTACAATTACAGCTTAAGGACAAAGATTCCGAAGTCGTTGTTCAGCAAGTACTATGTGAATAACCCAATGTTCGATGACTTAGAAAAGCCAGTAGATTTATTTGCACTCATATCGTTACTTGCTTTGGTTTTGACACGTAAGCAGTTTAAAGCAATGACGTATAGTATCAATAGTCTTATAGAAAAAAGCAATTATAAGTTAAAGTCAATTGGGATAGGAAAAGTGTTAGATTTAATGGGATTTCCAGAAATACAGTGGAGAGAAAAGATCCAAGTTAAATCTGACTAG